TTCCTCGACGATTGGGGTATCACCATCAGCCATTGGCGATCACCATACGGTTCGCAGCCTGGACAAACTCATTCCAACGCGGATGAGTACCGAAGTAGTCGGCGGCGAGGTTCTGCAACCCCTCCAGGTTTAGCGCATGTTGGATAGGTAGCTCAGCGACAAGGCGCTTCACGACCTTTAGTTCTGCTCGGATTTCCGAGGGTGTTGACGGAGTGTCAGCCACGGTATTCCTATTCGCCCTGGATGAAGGGAAGACCAAGCTGGCAGCGGGCTATCTGCTCAGGGGTCAGGTTCAGCATCGTGTTGATATGGAGCCAGACTTGCCGGTGGCCCTCATTGAGCATGGATTGCCGCTCATTAGCAACAGCAGTCGTCTGGTTGGCAAAACATTTCCCCATCAAGTCCTGGAGCACCACCTGGCCGTCTTTCCCGAGGAAAGTAGCACGATAGCACTCCTGCATTTGAGTGAGGGTCATGGGCCTTGAAATCCTTGGTTGTTAGTAATCTGACCTTGTTGATTTGGCACACCCGGCATACCTGTGGGCGGCGTGCCACTTAGAGCACCACCAGTATTTTGCCCAGCGCCCGCTTTGTCGCTGATAGCCTGTGCCTTCATGATAGCTGCCTTACCCGGCAATTCCTTAACCTGGTTCGACCGTTCCTCAGCATCAGCCCTAGCCTTACGCGCCTTAGCCTTCTGCTCATTGGAAGAAAACCAGGAGGGCGGAGTAGCAGACTGTTTGCCCATAGCCGCGATCGAAGTATCGAAGTCGAAGTTGTCCATCAACGACGGATCACCAATCGCCTGGCTGGTGGCAGAGGCCCACTCCACAATTCGCATAAACCCAGCGCTCTCCTGCGACTGCACCGATCGCGCGATAGGTGAAGAGTAAACAATTTGGTAGTCAAGTCCAGCTTTTGCTTCTTTGAGTATGGGAGGCACCGGGGGCAGTTTGCGAAGCCAGGATAAAATATCAAGTTCGCGATCGTGGAGAGGACCAAGATACTCGCTACATTGGCGACCAATCGTCGGAGCCAGGAAGATACCGCGTTCATTAACGTATTCCAACACCTGGCGATAATTCATGTCAGTAGGATTTTCCATAATCATCTTGAACAGATTGACCAGGAAAGCATCGTTCACCCCGACTAGCTCATTCTCCATCATCTTTTCAGTAATCTGGATTTCACCTGTCGGAAGAATGTGTACAAGGGGCCGCCCATCAGGAGTTACACCCCCCGCGTTAAACGAGCCTGAGTTTGTGCGTAAGTCGAGAAGCCCTGTGTCTCCAATGAGATAAGCAGGATCAGATGCACGATGTCCTTGCTTGAGGAAGATGGCTTTCTCCGCGTTGAGCGTTTTAAGGCTCGCGAGCACCATCTGAGCAGGCCCGCGCCCATAGTCTTCATCGGGGGCCTGCATATAAGCGCCATATGCCAGAGGCATAGTGCGATATCCACTTTCTTCAAGAATGCAGTGACCCTGGTACGAAATGTACACGCTCTCGTATTTCTTGCCCTTCGGGGAGAGCAGAAAACCCGGATTATAATCATCACGCGGGCGCACAATATGCAGGAAGTCGTATAGCTGCGTGCTGTTAATCTGTAATGCCGCCTCAAGGACTGGAACAACCTTGTCCTTCCACTTGCGTTTGGCCTGCTGAGCGGTAAGGCGAAAATGACGGATGAAGCCCACGACCCGGCGCTGATGGTCTCGAATAACATAAATCTCACCAACCGGAGTAGCTAGGTAGCTCAGACCGCGCTTTTTGGGGTCAACAGTGTCACAATACTCGTCAGTGAACATCCCCATGTTGCCGAAGACACCGAGGCCCTGCATATTTTGGGAATTTTGCCCAATGAAGTTTGCTTCGGGCTTATAACGCTCCATCCACATGATGCGGGTCAGTTGCTCGTAATAGAGGGCGACTTCCCTGCGTTTCATGAGGTATTCGCCGTTCTCGCCCCCAGCGCATACAGCAGACCACATAAGATTGGTGGGCGTCAGCAACCATTCGGCTATAGCTCCAAAACGATGGCTGCTGACCTGGGCAGTGGTGTCAAGTTGGTATTGCTGGCGCTTCATGCCAGGTGCAACGTCGCGGCCGAAGAAAAAGCTGCTCTGGTACTCGGGCCAACAGAGGGAAGCGGTTTCCTCCCATTGCAACTCAAAATTTACGCGTCTGGCCCGAAGCTGGTTGAAAAGCTGGATATAGAAAGCAAGCTTCTCTTCCTCGTGGTCGTTGCCACCAGTGTAATTAGCGCTATAGTCGCCGGTAGCAAACGGGTCTTTAGTAGCCAAGTTTCACCGGCCTGTCTGTCCAAGGGTCAAGCTGCTGAGGCGGTCCTGGCTTTTTGAGCGCAGGCGGTCTCCCGAACAGCACAGGGCGGGCGTACCGAAGGTCCATAATACCCTGCCTTGTTGCGGACATCAAGTCATCATTCTTTTTTACGATCAAACCATCTTTGCGATGGTAGCTTCCAAACTCTAACCACCAGTTGACGAGGGTGCTGAAAACCTTGAAGCGGCCAGTGCGCATCCGTATCAGGATGGCATCTATACCAGCCTCAGTTGAATAGCCTCCTCGCGGGTGAGTAGCGTGAGTAGGCCGCATCCGCAAGCCAGGACTGCCGGGAAGATCGCGGTAGCTTTCGACAAGCTGTATGCCTGTGGATTTTTCACGGTCTCCCCCGTCATGTGGCCACGCGACAGGAATTTCTCCGAGGACGGGACGGAGTGCAGCGACATGCAGTGCGGACATTGCATCTGCAACTTTGTGTTCGTGGACGACATAGACGATATCCGCATCGGCATCGTGACAAAGGGTAGCACACGCGAAAGGGTGACCAATGCCAAAGTCCACCCCGGCTATCTTCTTCCAGAAAGGCGGTATCTCACTAAGCGGGATTGGTGGCACACGGATCATGTCAGGTGACACTTCCTCCCACACGGCACCTGAGCCCAAGAGGGGAATGCCATTGACGCGGGCTTCGCGCTCGAAAGGTTTGTAACCGGCAGCCACTTCCTCGGGATTGGGAATGTGGGTAACGTCCCTCATCCCCATCAGCACAAAGCCCCGACTGACGGAATTGGGGGCTGGGTAGAAATCCGACACAATCTCGGTAATGCCGTTCAGCGGCGTGAAGGTCATGTAGAGCATTCCGCCAGTAGCGGTTATGCGCGCCTTACACTCCGAATGAACGTCGCCAGGCGGTTCCTCATCTTCCCAAACCAGGTCGAGGCTGTCGGCTTGGAACAGGGCACGGCCTTGGACATAAGACTTAAAACCAAGGACGCTAATTCCGCCTGTGGTGTGACGGACAGTGATCGTATCAAAAGCGCCTGTAGTTCCATGTCCGAGAGTTCTACCGAGAAGCAGGTGCCGGGGGATAAAACCAGTTCCCCAACCTTCGTCACTCGGCAACTGAGCGATCGTATGGTGTCCACAGAGTTTTGATTGTTGGACATCTCTTACCTTTGCTGCGCTTTCCCCACAGGCCCATGCCATAATGGGTTTCGTAAAACGTTTTCCAGGCCACCATTTGGGGTAGAGACCAGTGAGATGGAAAGCCATCTCGACGGCACCGCACTCCGTCTTTCCAAGCTGGTTTCCAGCCATGATAACACGCTCGCGCTTCGTTGCGCCGAGCCTGTAAAACTCCAATTGCTTAGGGTAGGGTACGAAGAAGTCAAGTTTTGCCCTTTGCTTTAGCTTCTCAGCCGCTTTGAGGCCCGCGAGTATCCGGTTTAGCTCGCTCCGGTCGAGAGTTTCGAGGTCAGAAGTCGTCATCGACTACCACTGAGGTCGGAGTGATGTCGATTGTGGGTGGCAGGAGCGATTTGACGACGTTTGCCCCCAGGGTAGCGCCGAGTTTGCGGATTTCCTCAATCATTTCCTTGGTGGTAAGCTCCTGAGTGACCTTGTGCTCGGATTTTTGCACTGCGGAGTGACCGGCTAGGGCCAGGAGAAGCTTGTTGGCCTCGAATGAATTGCGGTTGAGCGTGTTATTGGCGATCCTTTCGATGTTCAATTGTGCCATCGGGGCGAGGGCCTGCTGCCGGCGACCGACTTCCTCGTGGATGGCTGCCTGGACCGCCTCGGAATGCGCCAGCCGGTGGGCTTGAACGCGAAGGGACACGTCTGTACCCTCGTAGCCTGCGGTTCTAGCCGCTCCTACGGCGTTCTTGCCACCAGTGGCACAATAGGCGATCACGAATGACCTTTGCCTGGCATTCAGGCTAGACATGGCGGGACCGAGCTTGCTGTCTTCTAAGATCGTGTTCATGAAGGTATGTTAGCGTAGTTAGCTCCTGGTGTCAAGAATGCTAACAGTTAGCATACTCAAAAATTTTTGTCGCCGCACATTTTGGGTAGGAATTTCCCCATCGCACGCACGTTAGCATCCGGCCAGCACGATACCCCCGGTCTCTGATCGAATGTGGCACGAAGTTAGCATGAAATATATTGCATACAAATCGCCTAATCATAATGCGCATCATATATCATGTATGCTAACATCACACACTCAATGATTGAATGCAACTCAACTAATAAATGTGTTGCAAGGTGTGATTGATACGATCATATTCGGTCCTGTCAGACGGGCTCACCGTTCTGAGGTACGCCGAGAAGGCGATAGACCAGCCGACCCGATGAAAGATAGCGGGCATGATCGGCTGGTACCGTGCAAACGGGTGCTGAGATAACCGGCAAGGCAAGCGAGGCAATCGAGACGATGAGCGATTGTGCAGTGAGCAGCCCGGATGAGGTAAGCACCATTGGTAAGTCGCGGATCGCTGATAAGACTGCGCTCATTCGACAGCAAGAGTGAGCGTCGATGTTATCAGCCAAGGACATCACCAATGACTGAAATGAAACTGGCAGGATGCTATCAGGCTTGGCGCAACATGTTCGACGGTGGTTCAGCTTGGCGCTTCGTAAGCGCAACTGACTATCTGAATGGAAGGCGCTAAATGCGAGTGTGGCTGCATCGTTGGCTCGGCTTATTCCCATGTGAGACGCCAGGAATAAGCCGACACTGCCATGTATGTGGCAAACCTCAATGCTTTTAATGGAGTAATCACCAATGACCAATCAACTGAGAGACGAATACCAGCGCCAGCAAATCGAGGCTTGGCGGGAGCGTAATCTGAAAGTCTATGGACTGACAGACACGCTGCAAATCGACAATGAACTGGCCGGCAAGTCGCTGAATGAGCAATTCAAAGCATGGAAGGAATTGGCACCATGATCTACACCTTGCGTCAGATTGCCGATGGGTATGCGGTTGATAGCGGAACACGAAAACAAATTTATGTCGCCCATGACATGAAAGGATTACCAGCCGCAAAGGAACGGTGTGAAGCGTACATCCGCGCATGCGAAGCGTTTAACACCGAGAAATGGGTTAAACCAACACTGCATGGGCGAGTGTATTAAGGAAGGAATTGGCACCATGATGTATCTCACATGTGTTGATACCTACAGCTTAGAAGTGAATGATGTAGGCAAATACCGCACGCCTATCATTCGTGCAGCACACAAATCATTAGCTGCTGCTGAGCACCACCGTCGCCAGCTAATACGGCAGAAAACCGGTGGCAGACTATTCTATATCTCCACACTGGTAGAAGGTGAAAGGGTACACCCATGACCAAGAGCGAAAAGCTCCATCTGCGCGTATGTGATACCGAGCGCGATCTATACGGCATGGTAGAGCGCTCGCGCCCAACAATGACTGCCAGTCGCAAACGTGATTTGGTTATCGTATTGGATCAGCTTTACAAGCAATATCTCGCTTGCATCAATGCAATTCCCGTTGTGGAGGAATGACCATGATCCGTTATAGTTGGCGTGTGACTTACTGGATAGGAAAGGATTACAAAGGCGTAGTTGGGTTTATCCTTGCTGATACATGGGACGAAGCTAATAAAGTAGCTTGCCGGTACAACCTTATTTACTGCTACCAGCCGGGGCATTTTGTGGTTCGCCCATTCCTGAAAGGATACATGCTATGAAGGAACTAACACCATGATCCATTATCGCGTGATTTACTGGAAAGAAGTATATAGAGGCGCCCGGATAGGTGCCGCCTATTACAACACATGGGAGGAAGCCAATCGAGTAGCCTGCCGATACAACCAACAATTTTGCTACCTTAATGGGTACTTCAAAGTGAGTGGGGTCGGCCCGAAAGGATACATGCTATGAAAACCTACCGCGTTGACGCTCTTGGCCGCGAAACCGTGTTCCATCTGGTGGACCACCTTGTCAGCAGGGACGCATTTGCAAACTGGCACGGCATGCTCACCGATATGGCGCTTGGGTACACTCGTTATTGTGCAACTGGCGGCTGGCGTGGTGAGGAAGAATTTATCACTGTTTACCGCGTTGCGTCCCTGTCCGACAGTCAAGTAGCAGACTGCATCATCTTCCTAGTCAACTATACCAACATGAAAGATGTATATGTTGTGCACAAGGATGGTGTTGCACGTGGACATTGCTTAGAAGAGATTGAGCCCGAAACTTGGGTGTATCCGTCCGAGCCCGCACCTTGGGATAAAGAAAAACTGTTCCCCAAATATGCTGGCGTACCCGATCGTAACACACCACAAAAGCGTCGTGGTGAATAACTTCTAAAGATCACTGCTCATTCCGTGTGAGTGAGCAGCATTGTTTAGAAGGGAGATATCATGTTTGCCGATCACCAGCCGCGCATATCCCAATGGGGGCGCGCTAATCCCCATAACTTTACAAAAGTGTGTGAGTTTGTGCTCAGTACAATTCGCGTGCACCTACGAGACGCTGCGGAGGCTGCCAGGACGGGGGAATACCCATCAGCGGTATTCTTTGGCTCAAAACTAAACGGTCTCTCCTACCTCACCCAGCACGCTGACAGCTTATACCAAGATGCGGAAGAGGCTCATGACGACGCTGCACTCATGGCGGTGTTTCTCCGTATACCTGGCATCCAAGCTGCTAAGGCTGGCTTCTGCTGCCAATTGCTATACGGACGAGTTGGTTGCCTGGATACCCACAACGTCGTTCGCTTCGGGTTATCCCCAAGGTCATTTCGTATCGAGCCAAACTACAGCGCTCGCACACGTTGGCACCGTATCCAATCCTACATCGACACATGCGCCGCTCTAGGTGGTTGTGAGCGTCTATGGAACGGCTGGTGCGAATATGTTGCCGAACGCGAAGGTGACAAACCCGATCATATCTCTAACCTCCACACTAGCATGGTGGCGTGATGGAAGTGTACCGCATCGAACATGCCGAGTTAAAATGTGGACCCTGGTGCCGATCTATAATTAGAGAAATGGATTATATCGACGCAATTTATGATGCTGGGAACAGGTTGCCGGCACCCGAAGATGATGGGATTGATGATCCTTGGCAATTTAAAAACCGGCGCTTCGCATTTCCCACTCCAGGAACCATCAAATATTTTTTCGACGAAGACGCAATTGAGGCTTTGGAAGCTGCCGGCTTCGTCGTCCGTGTTTATAAAATTGGTGATCGCCATTTGCAAGGTGAGCACCAAATCATTTTCGACCCTACCGAAGCCGAGGTAATCTCGGAAATCCTTCTCTCTCACCTGTAGGAGTTAGCATGATCGTTAACATAGGACCCACTGTCACAATCGAGCGCCACTTCACCCTCTCTTGGTTCAGGCTAACAATTGACGGCAAACTTGGGTGCACCGCTATCTCGGACGATGAAGCCCGCCAATTGTTAGCATACCTCAAATCTGAATTGGAACCCGAAGCTAACACTCACCAATGCTCCGGCGAATTTCCATGTCATCGTTGTACCGAGTGCGATAAGGATCACCAGCGGCTCGACCTTCTTTCGTATCGCTAACCGCCAGTGTTACCGGGAAAACCCAAAACCTTAAAAGGGTACCTGTAACACCCCCCCTATTATAGGGGGTTACAGTGTTACCCGCTTTTAGCGTTGCTGTTCCTCACTTTCTAAAAATCGTCGGTAACACGTGACATCATCCAGCGAAGGGGTTTTGATCCCAGTACAACGTACTTGGACCATTTCCCTTTCGCGTACCTCCCTAACGTCATTTTGTTGATACCGAGCAATTCGACCAATTCCCCCGTTGTGTACGTTTCCCCACCTTGTACCGCTTCCACAATCGCTCGCTCTTCGATCGCCGCTTTAGATCGAAACTGCCAGCCGAGTGATTTTGAAAGCGACACTCTCCCTGTTGCATACCAAGCCGCAGTTTTCTCCGGGTGCAGTTCCCTCGTTTTCTGGTACCCAAGATCGAACGTCAATTCGTCCGTTTCCTTATCGCTATCATCGACCGGCTTCAAACTCATAACCGTGTCGAACTGATACGCCCTCGTTTTATCCCCGTACATGCTCCCATCTTTGTTAGCATGGTGCACCCACAATTGCCCGATCCCTTGATCCGTTAGCTTGCGGCAAAATGCTTGCACCATTCTCCAACTATCCGTTTCCTTCATATCCCCGATGGTCAAACTCTGTATGTTGTCGAAGATCACAAACTTCGCTCCAGTCTGTTTCAGCCAATCGTCGATAAAAACCTGACCATCCACACTCTCCATAGCTGGGAAGCCACCTAGCTCTGACAGAAAGTCGGCGTAATTGAGAAATGTTAGCCTACCTTGGAGATTATCAACTCCCACTCGGCTAACCGCTTCCTTAATCCGATCCCTAATCAACGTCGCTGGCATTTCACCGTCGATGTACAGCACTCTCTCCGCTGACGGTACATTCCAATGAGGCAACCATGACACTCCAGACGATATACTACATGCTATCGCCATCGCCACGTGCGTTTTGCCTACTCCTGTCGGTGCCACCAGCATCACTCTTGATGTTTTGCTTATGGGACCGATCAACTGCTCCCGTTCCGCGAGATCGTCGCGAGCCAGCCAGGCTTCGGCGGTAAACCTATCCGCATTCAAATCATCCGGGATCGCTGTTGTCGCTGGTGGGTAAGCCAGATATAGCAGCGTCCCATAACCCACTCCCTCACTACCAAACGAGGCGAGCTTACCCTCCATGTCATAATCGTACCCACACGCGTTAGCCGGAACCTCCCCGCTGTACTCCCCATTTGACCAAGCTATGGCGATATCCGCTTTGCTAAGCTCACCATCCTTCGGCTCATATGGAGTAGCTGCCAAAGCCGCCAGGACGCGCACCCAGGCGTTATAATCGCAAGCCGGGTCAATTCTGCCTATGGTGCTTAATAGCTCATCCACGGCCACCGGAGAGCCTTCCACGTGGGCCGGAGCATCCGACCTATGTGCAAGCTTCTCACTCACCCACTTTGGCAAAGGAACAGGATCACGTCGATCAATCTGAACATACCCCGCCGATGGTGGCACGAGCACGTATCCGCTTGCATGGCGGATATCAACCCTAGCGGCGAGTTTCGCATTTCCTATCTCGCCCAGGCCCTCATCGTCGTAATAATAATGATGACCACCAGACGGTGTACGAACCGTAAATGTTGGTGGTAACTGGCTCACCAAATCAGGATCAGCACCTAGATCAACATCAACCACAAGCCAACCCGCTGAGGCTGGCACAATGGCGATGTTGTAATCCGTGTGCTCAAACCAATCGGTAATCGTTTTACGATGCGAGGTAGCGTCCTTAAATCCGTACATCGTTACCGGCATCTTCCCACTGGTGGGGAATACCGGGATACCAGCCTCTGCCAAACGGAGGGCAGCCTGCAAAATCGCATAACTCATTCGTACTCTCCACTAACTCTATGAAACATAAGGAGCATACCACGTGAACACGAATTTGGATACCGCACTCGCCTATATCTGGCACTCCTGCCAGTCTGAGGCTAACGCTAATCGGAACCCACCGGAATACTGGTTCTCTTTCAGCCGACGATACCGCGAGCCGCTTGATGGGATCATGTCTAAGGATATGGTACAATCCTACGTAACAGCACCGGGGCGCTCGCCTACAAGCCATCCTTGCGCTTATGGTTTTAACAGCATCGACCGCGGTATTCCCGCGCAACTGGATATTCAGAACGTCACCGGCGAGGAAAAGGTTTACGAAGCGGTAGACGACCGCGACGGCGAAGACAACACCCGCGATCACCGCCACCCCGATCCCACTTATCACGGTGCCAACGAAACTGTTCCGACCATCCGCCCGAACCTGAAAAGGATCACCACCAATGGCGAATGACACCCTCGAAACTGTTGCCGGCAAAATCAACGCTCTTACCGAGAAAATGGGTAAGGCAGTAAAGGATGCCCGCGCATATCGCGATACCCGAAATCAACTCATTATTGAGGCTCATGGAAGGATCGAAGCTGGTGAAACCGACCAGGGATGGGAGGCTTGGGTAGAAAACAATCTCACCATCACTTATCGTGCCGCCTATAAAATCCTTGCTATTGAACATAAGAAATCTGCTGAACTAGTTCAGCAAAATGATCCTGTAGAAAGTGAGGAAGAGGCTCTAGCCGAGACCCGCCGTGAGATCGCCGAGCAGGCTAAGGCCCCGGTCCATCATGAGGCTAACCAGGCACGCCGCATCGTGGAGGCTATGGGCTTCGATAACCTTCGGGTGTTCGACGCTTGGTACATGCCCCACCGCACCGCGTTAATCGGTCCTAGCGACGAAGTGCTGGCGCTCCGAGCCGACCTTGGAGCCGTGCAGTTGGAATTGCATCACGTACATCAGATACGGGAGGAACATGTCGCCCACATTCACATGCTTGAGGCTAAATTGGCGTCCGAAACTCAATCCCCTCTCCCTACACCAAAGCTGAGAAAAGAACGGGTTAGAGAAGACCCGTCCCCGGACGAGGAAGCCGCTACTAAGTTATGGCGGTCATATCTCGACATGCCCAACAAGAGCATCTGGTTTGCGCAGCAGTTCGATGCTATAAAAATGGGGTTGCCACTCGCTTTGAAAGGGCAAGGTGACGCCAGTTTCCAGGTTGTCCGTGATTATGAAGCGGCATCTAAGGAAGTCCGTGCCCTGTTCGACATCAAGTTGCATTCCCAGCAGAGTGATAAGAAAGTGAACCGGGATGAGTTTTAATATCTGTCAGCTTGACCAAGTTCACTGCACCCTGGTCAGCATCATCAACGGGATGGAGGGGGTGGCAGTTGCCATCCTCTTCTCCATATTCCTGCTTCTCGTTCTCTTCTTCACCGGCTTACGGAAAGGAACCAAGTGGTGACATACATTCCCATGCCAGCTACCGAGGTAGAACTGCTCGAATTGCAGGTAGCAGCCTATGACGAGGGCTATGATGATGCCCTAGAAGGGCTATCCAGACGTAACGCTGGTGATCTACAGTCAGATTACGATGCAGGCTACGACGACGGTGCCGTCGATCTCCACGATCCTAGTTATCATGGTGCCAGATATTATGATGAGGATTATCATGGTGCCGATACCTATTATGATATTGATGATTTTTGGCCTGAGGAGGAAGAATGAGCGTCTTTTTCCGCATGTGCCCGATTGACCAGCATACGTGTGCTGAGCGGGCCTGTCTTGGGGAACCTCGCACTGAGAATTGCCCAGCCCTTCCATTCATTAACAAAATGCTGCCCGCTGCAAAAACTGAGCGGGGTTGGGAGTACAAATGGGATGACGAAAAAGACGGTTGAGGCTCTTTCCCGGATGATGAGCCTAGCGGAGCCAGGTGCCTTTGTGGAAACGATCGTCTGGCCTTCCCCGCTCGAAGATGATCCTAACAAGCGCGAGCAAACCCTGCCTGACATTGAACGCATCAATCGCCTGGCAAAGAAACGCGGCGTAACAACAGCACGATTGCTCGCTCTAGCGGATAAAGCCACGCCATACGCTAGAGAGTATGGTGCCTACGTTGCCGCCCTGATCTACTCCGACTGGGCCGACGGCGAACCCCCAACTCCAAAGGAACCGGCATGAACCTCTATCGTGGTTTAGCTATCTGTCAGCAGCGCTGGCGATGGCTGTGGGACTATTACCCCAATGCTCTTTGCTACCCTTGGGACGATGACGCATGAAGATGTCGCTGGCTTGGCATGATCCTGACAAGTTTTTAGTGCCGAGGGAAAAGAAGTGAATGATGCGTTGAATGCTCGCCGCCTATGGAATTATCTCAGACTGATGGAGATGACAAAGCGTCGCTTGCGGGATATCGTTGATGAAGCGGACAAGGCAGCCCAAGAAGGGAAAATGTTGTGACCAAACTTGATGGCATCTGCATCGGCGGTCCCTTCCATGGCCGGCGTTTCATCTACTACCCAGGTAGGTGGGAGGCAGAGGATACCTCACGTTGGGCGTACTCCTCCCGCTTGGGGATCGTTTACACATATCTGACGAATGAATACGGAAACTGGTGGGTAGTCGAATGAAAGGGAAAATGCTATGAGCTATAAAGACTTTATCCACTGCCTCACCTGCATAAAGGAAGGGTGTCTTAACCTCGATGAAGAGAGCGCAGAGGATTTTTGGGCTGCGCTTCATGTTTTTGATGAGCACGGTACTCTCAGTGAGGTTCTTGATAGAGTGGACGGTCTCTCATGAGTGTCTGTTGTATCGCTAGGAACCGCCGCAAGGCTGCTAAGCAGGAACGCCTTGGCCCGAAGAAGGGTCGCGTTGACGCCCGAGGCTCTAGCACTAGTTCCGTCAATCTACTCGCGCCTGTTAAGAAGGCGAAGACTGCGCAGAAGCGATGACCCTCTCAGCTTTCTTGTCCTATCGCGACATGTGGCGTGAGTGGGTTAATATGTGCATGGGGATGCACGACCCCGTTTTAGGAGGAATAAACTATGGGTTTTGATGCACAAGCTGAAGCTAACGCGCTCGCCGAAGTTGCTGCCAAACAAGCTAACGCGCTCGCCGAAGTCGCTGCCAAACGGGCGGCACAATACAAGCCAGCACCCCGTAAGTTCGCCAGCGTGACGGTGTGTTTTGGCCGGCTTTATGCCGTAGCAACAGATGGAACCGCTTGGGCCTATCAAACAGGCAAATGGATACAATTGGACAATCTCCCGGCCACCGAATGAGCCCCAAACTCCAAAAGTTCTTCGCGATGGGCGAGGAGGATTATAGGAATGGAGAACCTTTTCACCCTCTCTATGACACATGGAGCATCGCCGAACAACACGCTTATGAGGATGGCCGGCTTTACAAAGCCAAACCTAGAAGGAAAACCAAATGAGGAAGTTCACTACCAAGCAGTCGATCTATGTCGATAAGTTGCTTGATGAGGCTTGGGACGATGGTTACAAGGCAGCGGAGTTCGATGTTAAGTTTAAAAGAGATGAGACTTGGGCCGAGGGTTATGCGGCAGCCAAATTTAACGAGGCTAGTATCTTCACCGCCGAAGCGAACATGAAGCGCGCCGAAGCTGAGTTCAATAAACGCGATCAGCCTATTGAGCAGCGCGTGCAGGAACAGCTTGGGCATCCTCTGTACGGTCGCGGCCCCGGGCAGGTTGCGCTTGGTTACGGAACGCCCGACGAATTGTCCAAGGTCGCGCCCTGTTCCAAGCCGACAGCCTCGATCTGGTCTGGTAGACACTTTTTGGGGAATGCGCGATGATCACTAATGGCACCATCACTTTCGAGAAGCGCATCAATGATGGTGATTTCCAGCACCGTATCGCCAAGGCTGAAATCACCTTTTCCACTGACAAGGATGATGGGGCTGGTCTGGCTGAACAGGCCCGGCGTCTTGCTCAGCAGCAAGTTTTTGCCAGCCTCGGCATCACCCCATCCGGCCTAGTGGTTCCTGCCTCTGTGCCCTTGGTGGTAGAGGCGGCAACCACTAGCGCGATGGAGCAGCGTCACCAGGCGGAAGCTGTTGCTATGCCTGAGAGCGATAAGGTAGGCGCTGGCGAGAGCGGTATGCCTGCCCCGAAGAAGCGTGGGCGTAAGAGTGCAGCGGACCCTACTGCAACTGCCGAGGCCCCGCAGACTGCAACGGAGGACACGGTTGTAAAGTCCACTTCATCTCTTGGGGATACCGCCCCAACGGATGAGATGCTGCGGTCAGCTTGCGCGGCTCGTCAGGAGCGGGGTTTGGCTGAGGACAACCTAGATATCGGCCATGAAATCCGTGCTCTGATTGCGAACTTCGTCGGCGAGCCTGGCAAGAAAGCGGCGGATATTAAAATGGAGGATCGCCCCGTCTTTTTGCGTTACCTCCTGGCCCCGACCCTTCACGTTGACATTCCACTCTAAGACGGGCGGTAGCAGCACAGAGCGTTTCCTGAATTGCCCCGGCTCGGTCTCCCTAATCAGGGGGGCCGGGTTGGACCAGGAAAGCGATGAGCCTGACTACCGCGTGGATGGCACCCTCGCACATGAGGTTGCCTCCGAGGCCCTGCGCAACAACCTGGATGCCTGGGAATTTGTTACTCCAGGTATCCGCCGCTTCCGAGCCGATCATGTGGAGGCAGTACAGAAATACATAGATTTCGTGTGGAATAGGCTGAAACAGCTACGCGAGCGTTTCAACTATGTGGAAATGGAGGTAGAGCAACATGTCACGCACCCGGACGAACCGGCGTTTTACGGAACAATCGACGTTTATTTCCTCGCTGGTGACGAACCTGGTGGATGGATTTACGCGGAAGTCATCGACTACAAGCACGGAGTTGGTGTTGCCGTTGACGTTATTGACAACGGGCAACTCAAATATTACGCCCACGGATTGCAGTGCCGATACCCAGGAATAGAGACGTTCAATCTCGTCATCGTCCAACCTCGCGGCTTTCACAGGGACGGCATAATCCGTGAATGGAGTATTACCGGCAAAAAATTATCTAAATGGGCTTCCGATGTGCTTTTACCCGGCATCAGGACGGCCCAAGAAGGCAAGGGAGAGATTGTCCCAGGCCCCTGGTGCCGCTTCTGTCCGGTCAAGATTGTATGCCCGGTCCTTGGTGCGCTATCAAAAGCTGCCGCGACGGCTCCCACCAGCGCACTGGAGACGTTATCTAATGATGCGCTTGGGCGGGAGTTTGAGCTTGGTAAAGCCGTTGAAATATACTTGAAGGCAGTCTATACCGAGATGAGCAGGCGTGCCTTGTCGGGACAGGAGGGGCCGTGGAAGATAGTAAGGAAGAAAGCCGATCGACAGTGGATACCGGGATACCAAGCCCCTCGGATGAGCGTGCCGATGAGCCCGAAGCAAGCCGAGGATCGCCTGGAGAACGGGAAGCAGCTAACCGCCGAGTTTGCCCACATACCACCGGACCCTGGTGTTACGGTTGTTGGGATAGCAGACAAGCGCCAAGCTATTGTCCGCACCGCAATTGATTTTCCGAACCTTGTATGCGAAGATGAGTGAAGTTGTGAAACCGTGTGAAAAGGAAGTGAAATGGCAGAGTATTTCAACTACCGTCTGACTGAGGATGCGGTCCTCTATTTCTCCAACCTCTTCGAGACGAGCCGCTATGTATCCGACAAAGGCGGCAAACCCGGCGACCCCCGCTATAACCTCAAGCTCCTGTTGTCCGAAAACAGCGCCGACCTTGAGGCATTGGTTGCTCTTACGGTCGATGCCCACGGCGGCGATATCAAGGGGGTAAAGAGCCCTTTCAAAAGCGCCGGGACTTTGATTAAAGAGGCAGTTGAAAAGGGCAAGGACGCTGCCACTATCGAGAAGATGCGCAAGACCCTCGCCGGCAAGGTGCAGTTCTCTGCCCATGCCACGGCTGCCCGTCCGCCCATGTTGGGTTGCTGGGTGAACGGCAAGGCCACCAACCTTACGACCCCCGACCTGGTGGCTGCGGCGAAGGATAAGTTCTACACTGGCGTCCTGGTGCGTGCCGAGGTTAGCCTGAAAGCCTATTCCGAGTTTGATAGCGGCGTCACCGGGTACTTCAATTCGGTCTTTAGTCAGGGCCGGGGTGATCGTATCGGTGGACAGAATGACGCCACTGCCTTTGCTGGCCTGGTCCCTCCGTCGCGCGGGCATGTCAGCGGGTCTAACGCGGACTTCTAAACACGGCTGCTACGTGTGGAGCTAGACACGCGAGGGGGTGCAAGGCCCCCACCATACAGAGCCGCGCATGGACGGCCGAGGGGGTGCAAGGCCCCCACTTTTTCCTTTATGCCTACCATCCCAAATAGAGGGCATGAACAGACCGAGTGGACCAACCATTTGGCCGCATAGGGTGCAAGCCGTCCCGGATGGTAGGCATAAGGGAGAACAATATGAAAGTTGTACTTGACTTTGAAACTGCGTCCTTCTGTGATTTAAAACTCTGCGGTGCTGATCGGTACGCACAAGACCCGAACACAGAAGTCTTGTCCCTGGTGTACCACGTAAATAATACGTACAATTTGTGGTCACCCGCGACCGCCGCGACCGACGATTTGCTTCGGCGCTTAGCAGCAGACCCCTCAGTTAAATTCGTTTCCCATGCTTCATTTGAACAGGCGGTGTGGCGATGGATAATGGTTCCCGTTTTTGGTTTTGCACCAATTCCCATAAAACGTTGGGTGGACACGCAAGCAAGTTGCGCCCTTCATGCACTGCCCCTGGACCTGGACCATGCCTTGAGTGTGCTTGGATTACCTGTGGTAAAGGATTTGGATGGCAGAAAGGTTACGTTAGACCTGTCGAAGATCAACAAGAAGACGGGGATGCTGCCGGCCAAGACACCCGAGATAATGGAGAAGGTTTATGACTACAATCGGATTGATGTGGTTGGCACTGTTCACTTGCATGATGCTCTTGGTGAGCTACCGGATGGGGAAAGGACGGTTTGGGAGATTGACCAGGCTATCAACCAGCGCGGCATCAAGATTGACTTGCCCTTCGTGCGGGCCGCTAAGCGTCTCGTCAATGAGGGTTCCATGCCGCTTGTGCAAGAGTTCAGGGAAATCACAGGGCTAAACCCCACGCAGGGCGCTAAGTTTCTACAGTGGCTTGGGGATAAAGGCGTCGAACTCCCCAATCTAAAGAAAGAAACCGTCGCCGCGATTTTAGGAGAAGATGATGAAGATCAGTCGGAGGATGGATCGGCGGGTGGACTTGGCGAGTTGGATAATCTACCCGGAGAAGTCAGAAGAGCGCTTGATATTAGAGCGCTTGTCGGCTCTTCCTCGCTCAAAAAGCTCGACCGTATGGAACATTGTGTTGGCTTCGATGGACGCGCAAGAGGCTTACTCCAATACCATGCGGCAGCTACGGGTCGATGGGCCGGTCGTATCCTCCAACCTCAGAATTTCCCCCAAGGATCAGACGTTGAAGGTGGAGGGGTCGAGGAAAAGATTAGTGCCGTGCTTGCCGGCGACCGAGCCGCAATCCTCTCCACCTTCACCCGTAACAAACGCCCCTGTGATCCCCTTGAACTGGTGGTGGCGAGCCTTCGCCATGCTCTATTGGCTGGGGGTGGTTTCACTTTTGTTGCTGGTGATTACGCAGGCATCGAAGCTCGTATTGTCCTTGCTCTAGCTGGGCAGCACGATAAGACAGAGTTGATGGCGAAGGGATTGAGCCCCTACTGTGACGTGGCAGGCTTGATCTATGGCCGTCCTATCGACAAGTACAAGGACCCGGTAGAATACAAAATCGGGAAGAACACCTTCCTCGGCTGCGGCTTTCAGATGGGGTGGCAGACATATCAGAAGCGCTACTGTCCCAATGAGAGTGATGAGTTTGCCAAGGCCGGCATCGACGCCTATCGTAAAGCCTTCGCCCCCCTCGTTCCCCGGTTATGGAAAGGTTTAGAAGATGCTGCGCTTGAGGCTTGTCACAATCCTGGCAAAGTGTTTGGGTCTCACGGCATCCGTTACAAGATCAAGACGATTGCTGATAAACCCTTTATGGTGTGCCGACTGCTCGACGAAAAAGATATCTATTATTTCGACCCGCGACCATGCCTAAAGCGGATGCCGTGGAGCACACCAGAGAAGGAAGACATAAGGCCGGCATGGAAGTACCGCACGAAAAAGAAGGGCGCATGGGTGTGGGTGGATGCTTATGGTGGTATTCTAACCGAGAACGTCGTTCAGGCTCTTGCAAGGCAGCTACTATGCAGGGCGATGGAGCGGTTGGAAGCTGCGGGCTGGCCCATTGTCCTTACAGTGCACGACGAAATCATGTGCGAGGTTCCTGATAATGGAGAGTACACAGAAGGCAGGCTCAAAGAAATCATGTGCGCGCCCGTCGAGTGGGCCGAGCAAATCAAAGTCCCCATCAACGTTGAAACCTGGCAGTCCACGAGGTACAAAAAATGAGTTGCACGCATCATCGCATGTTCAAGGAATGCCACATTTGTCACCAGACAGCCTTAGAGAGGGCGTTAGAAGTCGAGGCAGAATTAACAGCCGAGCTAAAGGCGCACAAGGGGAAAGAGAGTATGCAAAACACTTGCAGGATAATGGATTTCTCGGCGCTCGTCGAGACGGTCAACAGGGGCATGGAGGAAATGCAGAAGACCCTGATGTCCGTGGAGTACCTGGGCTCCATGTGGAGGTTAAGAGAGTTGAAGCTGGCAATCCATATGTATGGCTCGCGCAAGCTATCCGTGATACTGGAACCAGTGGGAGGACCCCGATCGTCGCTCACCGTCGATCTAGAAACGAATGGCTTGTCATTCTCCGCTCCGCAGACTTCCTAAAAATCTATCATGATCATCTGAAATGGACAGAGGAGTGGTGAACATGGACTTTGATGCGGTGGCTAAACTGATCGTTGACCTTTTGATTGAACTTGACTTGGACTTTGGTTACGCTGGTTATACCAAAGCCGAGTTGGTTGACGACATTGCCGATATCTTGCAGGACAACATCTGATGGATATTCAAAAGCTCGCTCAAGACATCTATGACTTGCTCGACGAGATGGGGGTTATTTCTCACAACTGCACTGAGGAATATGTTGTTGATGCAATCAGCGAATTGATTGAGGAGTTAGGTTGATGGATATTCAAAAGCTCGCTCAAGCTATCTTTGACATGCTTTGTGATAGGGGTGTGATTGACACCGGTCTCTTCCCCCTGAAAGCCGATGTAGATATGGAAATCGAGGAAGATGTCGTGAATGCAATCGGTGATTTGATCGAGGAGTTAGGTTGATGGGCGAGTTGATTGATGCGGAGAAGGCAGCAGAAGCTTTTCTAAAGGCGTTGCAGGATGAACCTGATGTTAACCGGGCGTTCAATATCCTCGCGTTGACGGTGTGTTTTGCTCTTGAAGGCAACTCCATCGCGGCTAAGATGGATTTCCTCAAGGTTCTAGGCAAGGGCACCGGGGTAACGGATGCGGTGAAGCAATCCTATCGCGTTGTCGCTGCCAACCCCGGCTCTCAGGCGTTGAACTGATGGGCAGGCCAGCGAAATGGGATTACAATTTGAAACGGCCCGATGAGAGTGGCCGATCCTTCCGCCGTCGCATGTTCCTAGAGAGCCAGGGTGTGGTAAAGTCACCAGCGATTGGTGTTCCCGAGTACCGTACCTCCAAGCGGTTTGATCCTGATGGGGTGCTGAAAGGATACAGCACCTTCCAACGGCAGGATGATGTCGAACGGGTGCAGAAGTGGGCCGAGGTTCGCCAGGCTTTCTTCGATGATTTGCCAGTGCGAACGGAGATTGAATATCATGGTAAGGGACAAGCCCGCCTTGATGATAACAGCCTGCGTACTTGCTTTCCTATTGGTGATCACCATCTTGGGATGTTGGCCTGGCGTCCAGAAGTTGGAGCCTCCTACGATCTTGATATCGGAGAGCGTCTCCTTGGGCAAGCAATGTCCGCTCTCTACAACCGTACTGACTATGCTACCAGTGCTTTGCTTGTCGGCCTCGGTGACTTCATGCACTATGACGGTAAGCTGCCGATCACCCAACGGGGGGGTAACATCCTCGATAGTGACGGGCGTTACCGGAAGATGATCCGGGTTGCCTTGCGGTCGTGGCGTACCATGATCGACCTGGCAGCGGAGAAATTTGCAGAGGTTCACGTCATCGTAGCATCAGGGAACCATGATGAGTTTAGCATGGCGTTTGTGTCAGAAGCCCTCGCCCTTCACTATGGAGCCAATCCTCGCATTCATATTGATACTACTGCTGGCCGCTTCCATTACCATCGCTATGGTCTTAACCTGATTGGAGTGACGCATGGTGATCTCGCTAAAGCCGAGCAGCTTCCGGGAGTTATGGCTTTCGATCGCCCTCATGATTGGGCTAATACTACTCACCATACTTGGTGGACTGGTCATGTCCATCATTACAGTGATCGTCCTTATGCTGGGTGTAACGTGGAGAGCTTTGGTATTCTTCCGCCACCTGATGCGTATGCTTTCAACCTCGGCTACCGCAGCAAGAGGGAAATGAAGGCTATCGTCCTGAATTTTGACGGCGGTGAGTATTGCCGCTACACCATCACACCAGAGGAGTTAGATGGATGAAGACATTCGTTGGTTTGCAGTTGAAGGGGGTTGCTGCACCGCCCCATGTCGTGGTGATCTCCGGCATCCCTTATGTCGTTATCATCCGCCCGATCCCTGGGTTGCAGGGGCAAGGTGTCAACCTCGAATGTGGCTTGGTTCCGTGGCCAGAGGAAACTAATGTTACCGAGCGATAGACCGTGCCCTTGGTGTGACACAATTCGTCCAGCCGGCTTCCTCCCTTGCGCTAATAGGGGGGAAGTTGGTCGTTGTCAGTTTAGGAGAACAGATGATTTACATAATCGGGAGCCTGAAAAATCCCAATATACCTGTCGTAGCGTCTGCCTTGAGGGCGGACGGACATCATGTCTTCGACGAATGGTATGCTTGTGGGCCGGATGCAGACCGTCATTGGAAGGAGTATCACCAGCAATACGGTCATGATTTCAGGACGGCAATGGTAACTGATTTTACTAATCACGCTTTTGATTTCGACCGTGAACACATGATGATGTCTGACACTGGCATCCTTGTTCTGCCGGCTGGGAAGTCAGGGCACCTGGAGCTTGGTTGGATGATTGGCAAGGCCAAGCGCGGCATCATCTACATGGAACAGGAGCCGGAGGAATGGGATTTGATGTACCGATTTGCTGAGCTAGTGATCGGCCCCGTCGAAGATTTACTGAGGGTGTTCTGATGCCACATTTTAGTGAACAACAATGGGAGAAAGAAATGGAGTGCAAATTTTCCCATGACATAGTTGATGTGTGCCGGGGATGTGGCTGGAAACGCTTCCCTGATTACCCATCGCAGACACCAGCATCAGCTTTGGCGTGCACCCTAGCTGAGCGCAAAGCTAGGTATGGGGATTTCACGGACCACGCCCGGATCGCGGATACCATCAACCAAGCGCTGATGTCTGGTATGGGGTGGCATCAGGCAACTCCGGTGCAGAGGGAGGCCCTGCGGATCATCGCGAACAAGCTAGGCCGCATCGTCAATGGTGATCCTAACTATGCTGACAGTTGGCATGACATCGCTGGGTATGCGACCCTAGCAGAACAGCGCTGCGTGTAAGAAAGAGGCCCCTGGATTTTTCCAGGGGCTTTTCCTTTAGTTCGGGATGAGGACGATGTACCGATAGTCCTCAGTATTGTAGGGATCACCAGTCCCACCAAATGAGAACCCTTGGCCCTGGTTGCGTCTTACTTCGTCGGCGATACAGGTTGCCCAATTCGCCGCGCCCATCTTGGTCGCCCACACTGCGCATTCACCAACCTGGAATGCAAAGTTACCAGCGTAGGGATACGTAAATTGTGGTCCTGGGTTCGATGGCATGTAGTTGAATACCATCTCTGAACCAGTCCCCGATGAGATGGGGATAGCAGTAGTCGAGCCGTAGGATGCCAACCCGAAGGTAGCATAGTTGGGGCCGGCTGGCGTAAGTGTGAAGTCAACGATTTGGTAGAACTGAGCGTCTGCTATCTCCGTGGGTCGGAACACACCATTGCCATCATATGGCGTAATAACATCCCCGTTCTGCGGCACATACCCATTGTTGGGTTGCGTGTCGAGATAGAAGCAAGCTGGCCCTGCCCCCGTAGTCCACCCAAGATCAGCGGGGTTCCCATTAACCGCGCTTATCTGGCTGATGGTGTACTCATAGTCCGCTGATATCGGGGTCACACCGATGTTGTATGGGGCCGCAGGCTGGTCAAGACAGGTGGCTTGATTATAGTGGTAGAGCGAAAAGAAGCCATAGGTTTGACCAACGTAGGCCGCACGAGCCCCCAGCAAACTAAGGAACTCAACAGCCTTGGTATTACCACGAGCCGCAGCATAGCACTCGCCGAGCCCAACGTAGCACTGTTCCCAAAATGGACCGATATTGTAGCCGGGTCCACCACTGAGGATATCATAGTTATACTGCATCCACATAGATGCCGACTGCATGTACGGTGTGACGAAGGACGCGGGCACCGACCCGATAGCAGGGTTGGTCTTGCCGTAGTTCCATGTGTCGATGAGGATATTAGACGCATAGTCCGCTACGTCATTCAGCATCTTGCTCCGCTGGGTGCCATCGAAGTCAAGCGCTGTCGGCGTGGTCGGATTGTAGGGGGCAAGCAGCGCCGCACATTGGAGGTTTCGGTTAGACCAGCCTAGACCACGGTACTGCCCACTGCCATATAGGGCAACACCATCTAGGTCATAAGGGCTGTCGCCATTGGCCACTCGTGGATTACGATTTGGCTGGGCGATAAGCGCACCCCCCAAAGCCGTGTCCACGAGGTAGTCGAAGAACTGGAGTTCCCCGGTCCTCAAATACGGCCAGAAGCAGAAGAAGGGCATGTGGGAACTGTCAGCAGCATTCATCCCCATAGGCCCGGAGACGTTGGCTCCACTCGGTCCCGGTATAGTGAACCCATTGGCGTTTGCCCCATCCCAAGAGATAGTAAGATTGGAAGCGGGCAGACCAGCGTAGGTATTGCCGGTCATATTGAGCACGGTGCCGAGGGTGTGGTCTTTAAGATCGTAGGGCATCAAGCCACCGGCCCATCCGAGGATACGGATTTGCTGCTCGCTCAGTGCCGACTGGTTCTCAAAATCGACGACCTGTTGGTTCATCAATGCCCCAATGAACGAACCATCACCCCCTTGGTTGATGTTGTTGGGGACAGTGCCCTGGTTGTAGGGGTTCCAGGGGAAGGGGTAGGTAGTGTCAGGGAGAGAGCCACCCATGCTCGTGCCAGTCAGGGCAGGATCATACGGCGGGATCATCCCACTGCTCTGGAGATAGAGTTGGTTCTGCTGCGCTCTGGAACCTGTCTCCGATGCCTGTGTACCACCACCTTGGAAGTACATATACTTGGCGTCGGGGCCGGCTAGGCTGAGCCGATTAAAGTATCCGAAGCCGGGGACCGGGGTAGCAGTGAAGACACCAGCAGTTGTTACCTGTGATGATCCCCCGCCTCCAGGATTAGTATTCAGCGAGAGGCTGTTCCCATTGATTTGTCCCCAATAGACTTGACCCGAAGCTAGGGGGTTGGGCAGAGCGCTACCGGAGAGTTGAACCGGGACAAGGTTCTGTGACCCTGTGCTCCACGCTTCTCCCTGAGTGGTGGTTAGCACACCAGGGGTGTAGAACGTCGTGCCGGCTGGGACATTGGTGCCGTCGGGTAGATTGCCGAGTTGGTAAGTGTTGCTCGACAGAATAGCGTCAATGAAGCATCCTTCGTTAAGAGCACCAATGCCGGTAGCAGTGATAGGCTGGCCTTGCACCAACGACCCGCTCTCGGTGTTGGTGATCGTCAGCACGTTGTTGGTTACAGAACCTACGCCGACGAAAGCAACCGATGATGTAACGTCAGTCGCAGGGGCAAAGGGCCATGTTGGGGCGCGTGCTACTCCATTGGCGGACCAGTTCAGGCCAGCCGTGGGGTTGCTCGGATTGGGCGGTGCAAAGAAGAAGTTGTACTGTGCCCCGGTGGCAGTGAAGTCCGGTGCACGTAGGCATCCTGACCAGCGGAAGCCGAGCGGAGAAGCGCCAGCCCCCAAAGCTTGCACATATAAGTCTGCCTTCAATTGGGGATGAGCCGTACCTGAGGTATCCACCATATTGCAGGAGAACTTGAAGCCCGCACCGGCCTGGCCGTCGAACCACTTGCTGACATTAAAGGTGTTTGCGTCTCCATTAACCCTGGCAAAAACCGTGGTGGGCTGCGTCTGCCCGATGCCACCAGTGATACCAGTGAGTGGGGGAGCCTCAATCATGAGGTTCTGCGCGTACACGTCAGCCGCAGTGCGACCCGAGGCAGCCGGCCACGAGCCAGCAGCACTACCAATTGTCAGGGTAGCGTTGCCGTTGACCGTGGGGTTGACCACCAGAGTACAGAAGCGCAGGCACCCGCTGGGATGATACGCCTGCATCCCGGCAGAGAAGGGTTGTGCTACGCCGCCGATGGTGAGTGTGGGCACACTACCAACAGGCACATCACCGTCATGGAAAACCTGCCCAAAGGTTTGGGTCGGCATCCCGGCAGTGAGGTTCAGAAGCGAGACTGTGGTTGGGAAAGTGGTAGCTCCGCTGAGGCCCGCGTTGCCTCCTGTCGAACCACCAGAATTAGGGTTTGATGCGGCCGCCCAGCCGCCCTCATCCCACACGTACCAGGAATTAGAGGCAGAATTGAGGGCGTACATCTGCCCGCCATTATCTACTTCCAATTCAGAAGCGGCACCATTGGCAGCTGAGGAACCATTCAGTAGGATATAATACTGGCCTGGCCCACTGGTGCCAGGAGGATACGCCCCTCCCCATGTCCAGGTGCCATCCGAGGTTGTGAGGGAGCCCGTAGCGGGGGCGATGAGGGTGCTACCATCAGGGGAGTTACCCCCTGAGGCAGCAACGGTCCAATTGACCGTGACAGAAGCCGTCAACTTACGGGTTGGCGGTAATGGTGACGCTGTAGGCCCCGACTGCCAGGTTAGCAACCGAAGTCACAAGCTGCAAGGAACCATTGATCGACACATCGGCAGCGCTGGTGCCACTGATAGTCAGCGTACCATTCCAGGTAGCCGGCAGGACAGCAAGCTGGCCGAGCACAGTGCCATCGGCGAGGGGAGCCACGAACGGGCCAGAGGCGGGAGTGAAAGTTACCGATGTTGCCGGGGTGCTGACAACATCGAAGACGACATTAACGGATGCGCTCAAGATTTATGCTCCTGCACGAACAGTGATAGTGGATTTCGGGGTGTTAGGATCAGCAGCAACGATAGCGGCTGAGACGGCGGCGTTGACTTTCTCCCCAGCAGTTGTGAATGTCGGGAACGTAGTAAGCGCGGCGGGTAGAACTGCGAGGCACATGCCGGCACCGACGATACGTCCGTGAGCATGGTTCCAGTCCTGATTGGCAGCGACGGCGAGGATAGCTACCAAAGTAGCCGCGCACCATCCTGCGGTTTGCAGAACAAGTTTCTCCATTTAATCTCCACTAGTGGCAACATTGGCAGCATGTACAAGCTTGGCTGCCTCAAGTTCCGCTGCCGCAACGGTGGATTGCGCGGCAATCTTAGCTTCTGCTTGGACTGCTGAGGCAGCAATCTTCGCTTCGGCATGGAGGGCAGAGGCGGCGATCTTGGCACGAGCCTGGGCCATCCTATCAAAGATGAGGATGCTGTACCAGGTGATGCCGAGGATGCCGCCAATGGTGGCAACGATCGCTGGGATGACGGAGAAGAAGCCCATGAGAACTCCCAAGGCTACCGCTGTCTCAGCGAGGATGCGGGTATGGAAGTCCACGGCTCGTCTCCTACTTGGCGAGTGTTGAGTGAGCGGATGCCCCACCAACAACGTCGGTGATGCCTGCTCCGAAGGCTGATAGGACGGTGCTTCCACTGACGATCACTTCTTGTGGTCCGTCCTTAGTCTTTAGGACGACATGACAATAAGCAAAGTTTAGATCAGAATGACACCGATCACCAGGCATATCCGGGATCGACTTAATATCGACACAACTAGGTAAGAACAGTAGACCTAGAAGAACCAGAACGCGGCTCATGGTACGCTCGGCACGGCAGAGACCGGCACCGTAACCGTAGTGGTAGGTGTGGTCGTGGTGGTGGGAACCGAGCTAGTGGCCCCGGACGTGGTGATTACAACGCAAGCCTGCATCGAGCGGACTGCACCAGCGCCACCAGGTACGTCGCCGAAGTGACAGGCATTACCAGCCACCATTAGCTTCATGCCAGAGGCCCCATCATTGACGGGCTGACAGGAGGCACATAGCATGGCGAGAGCAACAGCAACGGTAGCATAGATTAGGTACTTCATGATTGTTCCTTACGTGGTGTGAGCGCAGTGGATCGAACCGTAAATCGTGGAACCAGTAACCCATGCCGAATAGGGGATGGGTGCATATCCGGTAGCGGACGCTGCGGCTTGTTGTACCCCGATCGAAACCGGGCTTACATTGGGGTTCCAATACGGTTGTAGTGGCACAGAGATACTAGCGCTGGCAAAGCCAGACACATAAGGGATTGACCCGCTACCAATGTTCGCCGCCGTGCAGGCAAGCCCCGCTGGCTCTCCGGTAATTTCGGTAGACGTGCCCGAGCCTGCGGTGTTCGTCAAGAGCACGATAGCGAAGGTCTCCGTGAAGCCACCGTCTGAGGTACGACTATAGGAGCCGCTGTCAGTGGAGTAGGTGATGCCCGAACCTGAGCACGAACTGCCTGTGCAGAACTGGAGAACTGGCGTCCACGCTTTCATGTATGAGGAACCGATTGCCACATGCCCGGTTGCGGTATCAGTAAAGCCCGCCTGCAACCCGTCGCCCATGCTCTCAAAATCAGCCCAGGAGCCTGCGATATTAGACAGAGCACCAATGTTACCGGTCGAAAGGAACTTATTAGAGCCTACGCCATTGGAGGTAACGCTGATCCCCGAACAAAAATCATTGCTGTCGAAATGGGTATTGCTAACTGCTGCCCCCGAAGCGGGCGACGGATCAATGAGGGCCATGTTGGGGCCGCCACTGTAGGTGCAGTTGTCAAAACTGTTGTTGGAGAAGTGAACTTCATTCAAGGCAGTGTTGGAGTTCAGGCTGAACAAAGGCAGATAGGAGCCCGCTGCACCACCAGCCTGGAACGAAGCTGTCAGCATATTCGTGACATACAAATTTGCCAACAGTGGAATAGTGCTGTCGGTACAGATTAATCCTGCTGGCGCGGTTGCAGCATCGTGAAACTCAACATGGTCATCTAGGAACCGAAATTCTGCGACCACACCATCGGTCGGATGCTGGTTGCCCGCGAGATTGAAGAAGCAGGATACCCCACCATTAGTGATGAAGTTGTAGTTCTCAAAATTGATGGTGTTAGGTCCGCAGCCACCAGTAGTGCAGGCGGTATTAGTGCCGAAGACAAAATCGTTTTGCCCGGTAGCTGCAACAGAATTAGAACCTTCAATATCCGCAGCGCCACCATTGATTAGGATTTCAGGCCAGCCGTCAATGGTGTACGCATGAGTGAAGCAAGCGCCGGTGTAGATACTCTGTCCCGACATACGGATGCCAGCCGACGAAGCGGAACTGAATTTAGTGCACGTATCCCAATTGACTGAGGCAACATCCTGCCACGTAACTACCGCACCATTCGCCTGCCAGATGCCAGTCGAACCAGAGGTAGGTGTGGTACCTTTGCCGTACACAAACAGGTCACGGATCGACACGGCATTTAAGTTGCCGGTGCCACCAGTGAGCTTGAGGCATGCAGTGATGGTGTTAGGACATTCGAGAGCCGAGCCTACCAACCCGCTATCCAAGCTGGGGACAAACGACGTTCCTCGGATTGAGATTGGGCCGGCGAAGGTAACACCCGTCGCACTATAGCAAGTCTTGGCAGGCCATGCGATTGAGCCGCCAGTCGCCACTGCCGCTGCACCAGTAGCATTGAGCGCAGTGGTGTCGTCAGTCACCCCATCGCATTTGGCACCATAGGCCAGCGGGGAAAAGACGGGACCGGGAGCACCTAAGCGATTAAGGGCGATAGCAGGGACAATGCACCCATCATAGAACGGGGGTGCTTGGAGATTAGGATTGGGAACCGGACAACCAGCATGAGCAGCGTGGCCGAGGGTCAGGGATGCGAGTGCCAAGCACGCCGCTAGGATCAGTTTGCGCATCGGTCGATTATACTCCACAGAGGTTCAAATTTCAAAGGCTGAGACAGAGATTGAGTAGGCTGTAATGGCTCTAGCACCGACGCCATTAGCCCATACGACATCTATCCAAAGTTGGGTGCCGATAGCAGCGCCCTTGATGATGCCGGTTAGAGTGACAGGGAAGAAGGGTACATCAGCAGCAGCATTGGTTTGACCCCAGGTCACGCCAGAGATTGTAGTACCAGTAGGGGTGTGTCCGGCAGTAGGAACGGTGCCCGTACCGTGGGCAAGCTGGGCATTTGCATAGTCGGTACCCGTCGCTACCTCTCCGGTCAATACGATAGACACCATCACGTTGCCTGTTGCTGCGGGGGTAATGACTGCCGCGTTACCCGCTCCCGAGGTAGGCGTACTCGCGAGCCCCATCATTACCCCGGTGGTGCTTGATGTGGTGAGACCGACTGAGGTTGCGATGGGTGTGGTCTGGAGGTTAGTCTTAGTTGCTGCTGCGGTGACGAGCCCCTTACCATTGACGGTGATACCCTCAAAGGTTCCAACATCTGAGTTGACCGTTGCTAGGGTAGCTGTAATGGCGGATGTTCCAGAACCAGATATATCCCCACTAATGGTAATGGTTTTGTTGGGGGCTGCCGTGATCTTAGAAGCGATCATTTCAGCCACCATGCCGAGGCTGGGAAAGCTCATCGCAACTTCCTTTGGTGTAGCGGGACGAGTGGGATGGTGGGGTCAGGTGCCAGCAGCTTAGCGTTCTGTGTACCAGCGAAGTGCTGAGCTTGCCGCAGGTTGTTTTGGTCCACCCAATCCATTGTGCGTTTAAAATCTTCGGGGTTGGTCATCATCTTGTTGGCGGCTCTGATCCCCATGATGCGCTCAGGCAGCGTGATCTTCGTGCCCTGTTCCGCAGCATTCTCCAACTGAATGGAGGTAAGCTGATCCTCCATGAACTTGACGTAGCTATCCCAATAGCCTGGCAGGGCACCATTCGGGTAAGCTCCACGAAGGTCCATGTTTGCGTAGTTCTTACTGGTGGCGAGCCCCACGAGGGTTTGAGGGGCCGGCCCCAACTTACTCTCGGCGTAGTTCTTAACAGCGATGGCGGCTCTGAACGGCGGTGGGACTTGGGGGGCCTGCATCCATTCACTTGCGACTTGCAATGGTTCCTTCTGCGGCCCAGGGTTCCAAGCTCTCTCAGGTGAACCGTCCGGGTTGGTGCCACCAGTGAGGGGAGCGCCAGCCATCGTTTGCCAATCTGTAAATCCAGTGGTTCCGGTTCTTAGATACTGATATGTGTTGGCGATAGAGGCATTCATAATAGGGAACGCGATCAGCCAACGTGAGCGGGGAGTGAGACCATCTACACCAAAGATGTCCTTAGCTCCGGTGCCAAAGGCGCGCAGGGTGCCATACTCCCAACCTACGGAGACGGTGAGGAGGTTCATCGCTTGCTTGAAGCCCCGAGCCCAATAGAGATTGTCTTGCTGCATCTCTCCGAACACGTCATCCATATGGTTGGATAACGGCCTACCATGCGCGAGCAGTTCACTCATGGTGGCATTGGGATTGTTGCGAATGTACATTTCCATCTCGTCAGCCCAAGCTGCATTCTTTAGCGCGGGGATGGCCATGTCGAACAGGGGAGACATGATAGTGGAGAAGGTGCTGCCGATTTGGTTGGCAAAGAACTCTGTGGCACGGCCAGGCGCTAGGAGCCCGGTCGCCAGCTTGGTTTCACCAGGAGCCCCGGCCAACTTCGACAATTGTTCCTTCATCTGGAACTTCAAGGAGCCCGCCTGGTACGCTTTTACGTAGTTGGGTATCCCGGCACCCTGATAGACTGCTGGCTTAGTCACACGCACCCCCGAACGAGCAGCGAGCTTCATCAAAGCCACGTCATCAGGATGGGCACCGGCAGTCTCCAGGTAGGCCAGTCTAAGCTCTCTACCACGATACAAATTCTTCACGATCTTGGGGGCAACTGTGGCGGTTAAGCCAAGCTCAGCCAGCCCTCGACCGAGTTCACCATGCTCCAAATTGCCAAAGGCTTTCGAGAGCCCCGAGGTAATGGTTTCCTGCGCGATGTTCCAGGCATGGTAGCCGCTGAGCCCGAGCTTCAAGGCGGTCATAGTATTGCTTGCCACCAGCAGCTTGTCATAGATTTTCCCCCACATAGGGTTAGACCAATCATAGACACCCCGCCCTACCCAGGAGTTATAGACCCTAGCCCAGCCAGGTGGAGCATAGGCTTGACCTTGAAAGGTGTTGGAGGATGCGCCTTTCAGCTTTACCCAATTGGTCCCGACTGGTGGCCCACTGGTGCTGTATTTGACCTGGCCGATGCTCGCACCAATCTCGCGGACAGTGTGGTTCGCCAGGTAGCTTTGCATCGAATGAACGTAGGCCAGCGTATTCTCAATCGGGTCGAGAATGCGTGGCACCAGTCCATGAGTGAGGATACCTTCGGCGAGCGTGGGGATCGTCCGTAGCTTGAGGGACGCTGAGCTACCCGTCCGGCCAGCAAATGCCTGGGTTGCCTTCACCGGGTCCGTCCACATATGACGATAGTAATCGTCAACGAATGACTTCATATTTGGGATAGTGTTTTCGATGCTAGTCCTGGTATCATGATAAATGCCACGCATTGCATCAGCCAGGTCTTTCATCCCACCACCAATTTGTACGCCCGGTATGCCCTCGACGTAATTGATGAGATGCTGTATCTCTGGAACAGGCTGGTTGCCCTTGTTAGGTAGGTCAATCCATTGCTTGTAGGCTACAAGCTTGCTATTTATCAGGGAACGATACTGTTCCAGGGCAGCCGCAGCAACAGCGGTCTTCTGTTTGATTAAACCCTGAGCCTCAGTCACCACGTCGGTAGCAGCACTTTTGCCAGCTAGGGAGAAGTCGTAGGCTGCTGCTCTCGCCGGCCCCATGTATGCGCGCAGCACGTCACCAGCTATCTTACCGGGGCCAGCACCAGCGAAGCCGAGAGCGATGCTGATTGACCGATCCTGATCTTCGGGCTTGGTCTTCTCCATCTCCTGACCCATCGTAGGCTCAGGGGGCTTGCTGTTGTCGTCGATCACCTTCTGGATATCAGCAGGAAGGCCCTTTAGCGCGGCCCAGCCGGCAGCTAGATCGGGTTCCTCACTCGGTACGCCACTGGAGGTAAGGGGATCATAGACAGCATCGCGGTGGCCTTGTGTAAGGTCTCCCATGCCAGGAGCAATGGTGCTCAAAGTCTTTAGATAATTCTGTGTCTCTTGTGACAGAACGCTGGGATCACGACCATCTCTTATCCACCGGTCTGCTGTCCCTGGGCCGGCATTGTAGGCCACCGCCATCGCTTGCAAGTCACCATTGTAGCGGCGAGACAAGTCAGTGAGGATGGTGCCAGCAACTTGCTTGTTATAGGCGGGGTCAGTGAGCTTAGCAGGATCAGCCCCATACGACTTAGCCGTGTCATCAGTGACCTGCCAGGGGCCAGTGACGTTTTCGGTGTGGCCATTGCCTTGAATTGTCCTCGGGGGAACATTGCGTCCGTGGCTTTCAATCTCACTAAAGATACCGAGCACGGTGTCGCTGACGGGGGCCGATGGAGCCTTCGTTACCCAATCGGGGGCCTGCTGCGCTATCTGTGCCGGGGGTGTGCCAGTGTTAACCCATCCCTTCGCCAAGTTTTGCTTCGCCGTGTTGATGTTGTTTGGGGTGAGCGGCAAGCCCTGGTCATGCACGGCTGAGATAGCGGTGTCGGTAATGTCCTGGGGCTTGGGGAAGTCCGCCACCTTTTCAGTGGATGGCACGGTTTCAGCGGGCGTTGAACGGGGGCCTAAAGCGCTCTGTGCCGCCGCTGCCTTGCCTGCATCCCAACTCTTGGCGAACTGAGTAGGCCCCTCAACAGAGCCATTGAGCACGGCGTCAGCGTAGTTGAAGCGCATCGCCTTGGTCTCATCCCCCGGGGGCGAGTGTGCCGCCACTGCATGGTGGGTCTCGGCGTTCTCAACGGCTGTAGAGGCGGGGGCATTGCCTTGGTAGGCTGCAACAGTGTCGGGGTGATACCCTGCGTCCACGGCCGCCCCAGCAGCCTGGGTGACGTGGTTGTTGATGTCTCCCCACGTATGCCCACCTTCAACCCGAGCAGCTACAGCAGCGTCCTGAACGGCGGGAGCGGGTGCCGGGGGCATCGTGTCAGCCATTACTGAGCTTCCCTACGCAAATACTGATCCGCACTCTCACCAGGTTGGAAGAAGTGGCCGAGCTTGGGGGGAGTGGGGGGTGGAATAGGAACCACTCCGCTACCAGTATTGCTAGGTTGAGTGCGCACTGGAGTTGTAGGAACAGCAACAGGGTGCACGGAACTGTTCGTCGCTGCCTGTGCGATCTTATTCAAGTCGATGGTCTTCGTGTAGGATCGCGGGCCATCTGGAGATAGATACTCCGATGTGTAACCACCAGCCCTAGCCTTGGCGAACCCATCTGTGAATAGCCGGCGAGCCTCGACAGCAGCATAGGCATTAGCTGCCATGTTGCCGCCCATCTGTCCAGCCGCCGCAGCTAGAGCACCAGCATCCGCATTGAACTGCTGGGTGTCGGCGATGTCTTGCGGGGATTTCCGTTGGATGGCGTCGATCACCATCCTCCCATGCGCTAGGTCGAGCCCTCTACCAATGGTGTCATACACCTGATCAAGCGTCGGCCGCTGCGGGTCATCAGGTGCTCTACCGGCAAGCTGCATGAAGTGTTGGAAGGTAGCTGGGTCATTGGGTTCCTGCTGCGGTTTGGATAGGCGATCCTGGAGGCCGAGTAGGGCTGAGCCATCCTCGCGAGTAAGCTGCCCCTTGCCAATAGCAGTCACAACATTTAGCCGCCAGTTGCTACCAGCCGTTGGACCAACGTATTGCCCGGTCTGAGGATTAATTAACTGCCCGATAGCAGCCTGTGAGTTCTGAGTGGATAGGTCTTTAGCCTGGCGCTCTTGCGCGGTACGGTCTTCATCAGCAGTCTTACGGGCCTGGTCCTGGAACACATGTTGTGTCTGGTCTAGGTGTTCGATCCCCTCACCACCCATGATGTCGCCGTACTTCTGTTTGAAGGCGGTCATGTCCATGTTGGGATTATCGCGTAGCGCTGATGTGTAGGCTTGCTGCACTAATGCCCTGGCTCGCTCCTGGTAGATTGGGCCTGAGAGCTTAGCAGCATCCTCAGCGGTCTGTGTGCCACCAACAGCACCGATCACATTGTCGGTGAGGGAACGGAGAGTAGTGAGTGCATCAGGAAGATGCTTGGGGTCAAGGGCAACGCTGCTACTCAGATGCTCGAAGGCGGTGCTGTAAGCCGTGGTGGCTTGGGTGTTTACAAGCTGAGCCTGGCCTGCACTGGTGAGATGATCCCAACTAGTTTCCTGCTGGGCTGCGTGCTCGGCTATCCAGCGTTTGCCTTCTGGCGTAGTAGCCTGGCTCAGCAAGTCCTGGTAGGCAGGCGCAACATTGTTCTCGATGAACTTCTGCTTGACATTAGGATCAGTAGGGTTGGACCCCGCGAGCGTCTGCTGCCAAGCCTGGGTTAGTGCGTTGTTGGTGATTGCAGCTTGAGCCCCCAGGTTTAGGACTTCCGCGTTGCCCGCATTGGCAGTCTGTAGTTTGCCAGCGTTCTCCAGGTCGTTGCCGAACTGCGCAGCGCCACGAGCTATATCCTCAGCACCACGAGAGATGTCCGCAGCCCGCTCGTTACCAAGCTGCCCTAGCCGTCTGCCGGCCTGAGCCAGAGCTTCGACGCCACGATCCGGGATCGCAACTTCTCTAGCTGGTGCTTCATAGATCGGGATAGTCGGCATCTAAACTCCTATGGGAGAAACGGGAGAGCGATCTTCGCGATTGATCCTACGGCACCGAGGATGCCGCCAAGCAAGCCAGAACTGGAGGCTGCCTTAGCTGCTTGGGCTGCTGCTGTAGCTCCTGCTGACTGAGCCTGGTAAGCTGTCGCCTGTTGTTGGTAGCTATTCTTCTGTAGCTGCGTCTGGAGATTGGTCTGAGCGACAGCGAGGTTGCCTTGGATATTGCTCTCATTAGCGATAGCTGCGTTGCTGCCGCCAGGGCCAGTGCCCCCAGCCCCCTCAACCGCAGCAGCCGTGCCCTCAGTCTGAGCGATTTGGCGCTTAACAGCAGCCGTCTGAACCTGGCCTTCCGCTCCAGCAATCTGCACGTCCTGCTCAGAGATGTTAGATGCTTGGGTGTAGAGCGCAGCTTCCTGTTCGTATCCAGAAGCCTGAGCCTCAGAAGCCTGTGAACTACCAATAGCGCCGAAGAGGGAACCCGCAGCACTGGCGATACCACCAGCAGCAGTAAGGTCGCCACCGCTGATGCCAGCCAATATGCTACCACCAGCCCCAAAGGTTTGATCCCCAGGACTAGTTACATCCGGTGTGAAAGAACCTGCGTCAGCCATTATAGCTCATTCACTTCCATAAATCCGGTCAATGAGTTAAGAACGAATGGCGCGGGCCTGGTGAGCACTAGATACATTTGCCCGTCTAGGTCGTAATCGCTTTCAATTGTATCTCGGAAGACGCCAGAGAACAACACGTTGTTAGGTGTGGGCTGGCCTGTATCAAAGTTATCCAGGCTCATAGGATAGAGGTTGCCATTAGGATTACAACCGATGCTGATCGTGTTGGCAACTCCTGCCGCCAGGAGCACAGAGAACCAATGGTTGCGCTTCAATTGCCCCGAGGCAGAACCAGCTTGGGTGCGGGCGGTCTCTTGATCGTCAGGCCGAAGTCTCTGTATCTCCGTGGTGAATTTGAACCCAATGACACCAGGTACATTGTAAGTGGTGCCGCTAATCAAAATGGGGATAGTCGGCAGTTGAGATACACTAGGCCATTGAGAATTAGCAGGCGGGAGGTTCAGCCCGTTCAAACTCTCAAGGTACGCTTGGGTGCCGATCCCCTTCACGTCTGCCGCATACGGGACAGTGATCGTTCCATCTGCTGCCACCACGTAATCTTGGAAGTCGAGACCACCGAGCCATACAGTGAGGGTATCACCGACGAAGTACCACAAACCTGAGAAGACTATGTGACCCGCGCCATCATCAACTCCATAGCAACCCTCACAACGTAGCGGGCCTCCATCATTGCCACCGCCTTGAAGGGTGCCAAACTCAATCCCGGTTACTCCCTCATCGACGGGCCAAGCTGTTAGAAGCGTATCGTTGTCAGTGAATTGAGGATAAAGGCTCTCGACATAGTGTACCGCATTACTATCCTGGGTAACGAAGTAGGGTTGGTCATTGGCACCATCTGACGTGTAGCTGCCACAGAGATATGAAATACCCCAGCCACTTCCTAATGTATGGAGATGGAAAGCATTGTAGAGCGGGGCTTCCGTGGTGAAGGCACTGAGACGGCGATAGGTGCAGCCGAGGAAACCACCATTGTTCCCCAAGGTCCAGATGATCGGATCGGGTGTCTCGGAATATGCCAGCACTGTCATACCAGCTACGTCTTCTGACTGTCTCCCCAGGCCACGAGCATTTAGATTTAGGGGACGCCCTGAGAATTTCCGGGTGAACGGATCAGTGATGTACTCCATAAGCCGCTGCGAATAGCGATCAATGAAGACGATAGCTAAGCCAGGACGCACCGGCTGAGCGGTATCCAGGCTCCCGAACTTAGTATATTGGTGGGCCTGGAAACTAGTGGGGGTAAGCGGGTTCTGTTCATTGGAAGCTTGAATAAGCCACTCACCAGCCTGGGTGCCAAACAAGATACCTCCAGCATCAGGAGCCAACCAAAAGATCGGATTGGAACCAGGGCCAATGATTTGTTCATTTATACCACTACTATCCAGGACTTCCTGATAAGTATCGGACGGGCTCATATTCGCATAGGGAGCGCTAAACCCAAAGACCGAAGACCCGTTGATATTCTGACCAGTATCGCCAAACCATACGCGTCCTTCATGGAACACTCCACAGACTGGCCAAAGCTGGTTTTTGTCGCTGTACAATGAAAGCTGATAGGTCTGTGGAAAATAGCTAGAGAGCGGGGGTACGCTAGTATCAAGGGTCACAACGATTGACGTGGTGGAATTGATAGATGCGATCGACCCATTCACCCTGACTGCGCCATTGGCATAGGGAGCCCAAAAGTTTGCGCTGATGGATGGGAGGTTCCCAAGATTGGTAGCGCTAAGAGCCGTAGTGTTGATGTTGATGAACTGCCCATTGGTAATAGGGTCTGTCACCACAACCTGGTTAGCAGCGTAGTCTGTGCCACTTACCCAAAGGTTTGCCACCAGAACAATGCTAATGGGGTTGCCAATCTGATTGGAAGTGAAATCCCCTGCCGCCGCTGTAAATGTGTATGAAGGACTGGAGATTACCGTAAGGGTAAGCGTATCTGTAATCGGGTCTTGGTACGGCCCGTCCTGAAAGATTAGTGGGGTAGTTTGGAAATTGGCCCAGGTTGAAACGGTCTGCGGAGTAGTAACCTCAATGACCTGGGGGTTGCCGGCACCCGCAAAATGAGAAGTCGGCACCATTATACCGTTCTCCAACGCGGTAAAAACGTTGAATAGAACTAGCTCAGTGCCAGCGAATTGGCTCGGGTCCCAACCTGCAACCGACGCTGCTTGGATGGAAGGTTGGGTACCTACAAAAGTTGTACCCACCACGGCAGCATCCGTGATCCCGTCAGCTAAGGTGAAATGGGTAGTGTCGATCTTGGTGACGACGAAATCCCGGTTCACCAGGGGGGACCAAGCGTGCGTAGCTAGAGGGGCAACTTGGAGCCTGATATGGGTTCCCGTTCCCCAAAGTGTGGGCGAAGCCGTGGTAATCTCAGCAGGGGTTGCCGTGCTGATGTTGCTAATCCCCACTTCATCATTTGACGTGACGACATGGTTGCCACGAAAGAAATGCAGGATCAAGTTCGATCCGTCATAGGTCTCGCAGATAATATAATTCTCAAGCTGACCGAGTGTCAGGGTATATACAAATGCCTCCAGACCATTATTGGTAGGAGATATAAACCTTGTACCTGATCGACGATTGACCGAGCCTGTTTCACTTACGATGGCATTACGACAGAGAGCTAGAGCCATCCTGTATTGAGGAAGGTCTAATCTACCCTGTGCTGATGGGGACCACTCACCACCAAGGAAATTAGGCTGGGTATAACTGGCACGAGACATTAGGTCGTGGGTGCCCCGAGGGCTTCGAGGGCCGCTACTAAGGCGGTCTGTTCAGCCTGTAGAACGCTAGTGAAAGCTGCGTTGAAAACTGAGCTAGACACCAGGTCAGTAGGGACGGGCGGGAAGCCTGCAAAGGACAGAAGCGGCGTTGACAAGGCTGGGTTGCCCGCCAGGGTAGTGAGGGCCTGGTTGACGGTGATGAGCTTGGTCGCGAGCACCTGGGCTGCCGACATAGTAGCTAGGGTCAAGGTTGCCATTTCTTATCCTAAAATCTGACGGCTATTAGCAAATCATCGGGTTCGGTTGTCATGCCCTGTTCGATGGCGTCCACCGTGCGGGCATCCTCAATCACGTTCTTATAGAGACTAACAATCTCATTGAGAGGACGTTTACTGCCACAAGCAGAAGCACACTCAATCGCCAGGGCCAGGGCCAATGCCTCAGCGAACATGGGATCGAATGCGGTAACGTCCTGCACGTCGGCGACGAAACGGAATAGAACTGGACCCGTCAGATGACTTATCATCCAATCGCCCTCGAATACCCAATCCTTGTAGTTGATGAAGCTCGGTCCACCCAGGTAGGGAGCCAGGTCCGATTTCGGGTCTTCCGCTGCCCTGCGCATCCAGTTCGCCGGGAGCCGATAGATATTGCTGCTCGTCTCTTCTGATGCGGGGCCGGTGCCGACTGGCCAGCCTCTTGAGCCTCTTGGCCACGCGAGGGTGATCGGAACCAGATTGGCTTGTATCTGCTGCCAGTGGATAGACAGAGCACCGGGATTGGTGGCGAGTGGTTGCCACATACCCATATACATATACTGCGGCTGCCAGAAGGCGTTGGCATAATCGGTGACAGGATTGGAGCCAGGAGTAACCACATTCCCTTGCTCGTCCACACCATCGGGGTAGTTGCCAGTGCTGGGTGCTACACATAGATAGATTTGATTGTCAGTTCCGTAAGCGTAGTCTGAAACCACAAAACTGGTGACGCCATCCCAAGGCGGTGCCCCACCAGAGCCAGGACCAAGTTGAGTGAGTTGGGGATCATTGCCGATGTTGATGTCGCTGGTGCTCTGGTATAGAACATTGCCTAGACCAGACGCATCAGATAGTGTATCACCATTCGGCCCCAAGATGAAGGTCGCCGAGCTAGGCCAAGAGACAATCTGCCCCTTGTTGTAATAGTGGTTGTCTACATATCCTTCGGCTTCAAGAGGCCCAATGTTGGTGCCCTGGAGGCATTGGAACAGGACTGCGGTGCCATTCCCTATAGGGACAAAAGCAAGCTCACCAGCCTGGTAGTTCTCGGAACCAGGGGTATCATACGCGGCACTACCCCCGCTGCCTTGCGACGGCTCAGGTTGACCGGGCACCTGATGGTTCCAAGATTGCGCGGTGAGAGGGCCGAAGTAGCTATCCCACACCAGTTCGCCGTAGCTGTCTACCGTGGTGTTGCTCGGCACCTGATTGGTGTTAGGCAACCGGCTAATCCAATAGTTGCCCAGCGGATAAGAGACGATGGCCCCGGCAGGGTAGGCTGTAGGTGCCTGCCACAACAAGGGCTTTATAATCATCGTCGTGTAGTCGAGCGGCCTGACTTGCTGCCTCCTGGTGGCAAACCTCCAGAGATTGCGGCGTAGTTCGGCCTGTCTGATCTTGTCGTAGGCGAAGTTTAGCTCCTGCGCTACCTGAGACATATCACCAGGAGCAGCGATACGAGGCAGGTGCATATGCTGAGCGGCCCGATTGTAGATGTCAACTGGAGCCTTGAAGGCGTCCATTACCGTTGCCCTCTACCACCACCCTGTTGTGGTTGCACAGGCCCATTAGGGTTCTGATTAATGCGCGAGAACATCGCTTCAAGCTCAGTCGGCTCATCAGCAGCGGTCTCAATCAAGTTGAGGGTTTGGGCCATAGCGATACGCTCAGCGTAAATCTGTGCCATCTGCCCACGCTTATTGAGGTTCTGAGTGATGACTTCGCACGTGTCGAACGCCAGGCGAGCCGCCAGGGCTTCATCGAACAGCGCATCGAAGGCCGTGACGGTGGTAATGTCCGATGCGTACCGAAGAAGGACGCTTGGGTTCGCGGTGAGAAGGATCGTACCCTCTACAGAATAGTCGGACCACTGGAGGCCAGCCGTCACATTCTGGTTAGAAACACCAGCAGTGTGCGGGTCTTGCTGGGCCATACGAACGTAGTTGGCTGGCAGCGTAAACCTATTGCGGACTGCCCCATTTTGGAAAGCTTGGGTGGCAGGGCTGGCAGCCGCGAGAGTAGAATAGGCGATTGAGAACTGCCAGACGTGAGAGCGGAGTTCAGCCTGCCGACATTTGTCGTAGGCGAAATTCATCTGCACGGCGTTCTTGCTGTTGTCCGCCAGGGTGGCGATCAGCGGTGCGCCGAGATGTTGCAGAGCCTTGTTGGCGATATCTACGCTAGTAGTGTATTCAGCCATATCAAGTACCTGGTGCGAGGATGGTCCCGTTCAGAGCCGTGGCATTGTAGAGCCAGGTCCAGATACCATTGGGGGTGATACTGCCCACCGCTGCGGTGCCAGGGGTATATCCGGCAGTCTTAGCAGCCGCTAGAACGCTGGCAAGGTAGGTGCCATAATTGGTAATCATGCCCTGCCCATAGCCAGGATCATTCTGCCCGTAGCCGGCAGTGACCGCCGCAGCATTCGCCGCCACGATCAGCACCGTCCAAGCGGTACTCTCCGCAGCGTTGAACACCTGGGCAGGATCGACCGTAGTGAACCTGTTATTGCCAGGCGCTGGGTAGGAACCGAGACCACCAGTAGCCGCAATGGCCTGGGGGCAACGGTTCACATATGTCATGTTTGCCATTAGATCGCCTGCAACGCATACTCTTCCCACACGAACGTAACCATCGTGGAGGCGAGAGTGGCATAGTTGTTATAGATCACCACGTTGGTATTCGGGCCACAAATCAGTTCATCGTTGAACTCGTAAATCCCCGGCTGCCAACCAACTGCCGTAGCAAAGTTGTTAAGGTAGTAATTGGCATCGAAGAACTCTTTGCTCGCGCCGTTGAACGTGATCGTGCCCGAGTAGGCAAACGTGCATTTGTTGGAACCAGAAGCGCCGAACGGGATGGTAACAACGGTAGCCGCCGTAGTGACAGTGGCGGCATTCGTGGGGTTGGACTGTACCCCGATAACCATTGGCTCAACAGCAACGGGGACGACATGGTTCCCCATAGAGATTGTCTTGATGCGACCAATGACCCCACTGCCAACCGGGTTAGTCCAGAGAACCGTAACAGCTTGGGCCGCAGTGGTTGCGGTAATCGTCTGGATGGTGACGCCAGCAACAAGGGTGCCGCTGACGAAGCCATAGCGATCGGTGCGTAGGAAGCCAGCGGGACCAGCCATTAGGGAATACCGACTGTGCCGCTGGTAGCGGTAATCAGGTAATCGAGACCCTGGCCCGAGTTAGTGGACGAGCCACCCTGATCGAGAACCCACCGCTCCACGAGGCGCAGGAAGTTGATGATATCGCGCTTGGTGGGGTTGGTGTAACCAGTGACCCCGGTACTGACACGAAACTCAAATGCGTCCGCCAGGTTAGTGGATGTACCCTGGTTCAAATCACCAAGGGTGGCAGAGTTTGCAGCCGTGTAGGCACGATCACCACCAGCTGGAACGATAGTCGAAAAGAAATAATTGACCTGCGCCATTAGGGGGATAACCCTCCGTTGGTCATACGGCTTACCATCTGCAACAGGATACCCCGGAGCACGGAAGCCGTGGGAACTTGAGTGGTATCAACGTTGAGGAAGACTGCCGCGTGCGGAGTGAGAGCCCCACCTTGGAAGGCTAGAACAGCGTTAGCAACCGCAGTGACATGGGCCTGCGTAGGACTGGCACCATCGGCGACTAGGGTTGCAAGAGTTGAGTTGACAGTGGAGATACCCCCACTGCCAGCTACAAGCTCCGCGCCCATCACCATAGATTGATAGGTGTCAGCCATCTTACGTAGTTACGTAGGTGACTTCGCAGGTGAAGTTCATCGCAGCCGAAAGGTTGGTCGTGGTCGTCGGCTGGAAGAACACATCGAAGAACCCGCCCGGATCGACGCCAACGTGGTAGGAGGGCGAAGTGGAGAGCGAGGTTGCGCCAGTGCCCGCCCAAGCGCCAGGCGTCTGAACCGGCCCAGGTCCACCCTGCGTAACAGCCAGCCAGATCGGCAGAGTGCTAGAGGAGGGAACATTGTAGCCGTCCGTGGCCGAGTTGCCAGCAGAGTTCAGGTACGTGACGTTGGTGAAGGCCGTGGTGTAACCAGCCATCGCAGTCGTCGCCGTGAAGAACGAGGATGAGTAGGGGGTGAGCGAACCGGCGTTGATGGTGCTAGTGCCGTCCAGAACGTTGTCCGAGAACAACAGGCCGGTCGCACCCGTCAACGTGGTCGCCGTACCACCAGCGAGGTCGAGCGCAAAGGCGACTGACTTCACGATAGCATTAGAGGGAATACGAACCATACGGGTCGCGACAGTGGTGGCCGTGGTGGCTGCAAACAGGACCGTGCCCGTTGCAACCACAAGCCTGCCAGCACCACCCTGCCCAGCGGTCGGACGAGTAACAAAGCCCGAGTTCTGGTTAGGATCGAGACCCGCGACGGTGACGCTATAAAGAGCGCTCGTCGGAGCAGATTGCTGTGCCATAGAAATATCTTCCTTTCAGACCAGCGATTACGGAGTGATGTCGGAGCCGGTGGTATCGGCGCAATTGATTTGGATGATCTTACCAAGCTGGGTGCGACATGCGCCAGCGGAAATCATCGAATACAACTGCCAAGGCTGCGAAGACAAATCCTGCCGGTTGTCGATCCGAGTGGACATATCTTTCCAGATGCCAAGGTGCATACCACTGCGGACGAACATGAAGCAGTTGCGCAGCGTATTGCTGGAACTGGTGTTCAGACGCTCACTCGATACGATCATCGTCCCGAGGATGCTGGTGACTTCGCCCTGCTCAACAACCGCACTGTCATTGTACGACTTGTCGATGACTTCGACCTGGCCGAGCAAATCAGAAATCTGCTGCGAACCAACCACCAGGGTAGGCTTCTCCGCTGCAAGGTTGTTCTCGTAGTGGCGAAGAACGCGCTGGGCTTCACGGATTTTGTTAAAGGTCATGCCAACGCTGGCACCCGCACCAAACGTATCAGCCACCACGAAGCCGCCAAACGGGGCCGAGGCGCTGGTAGTCGTGCTGACCGTAGTGGGGAACGTCTCGCCCGTAAGGGTCTGTGCGTCCTGGCCACGCTGGGTAGTACCGGCAAAGGCATTGATAATAAGATCGTCGTAGAAGCGGTTCGCCGCTGCAACCACAGACATGCTGATGGCAGCTTTCGGATCGGCGATGGACTTCAATTCGTCAAAGGTGTCGAACGGAACCGCGATGTCACGGTCGGTCGGCTGCACCCACGGACGAGTGTACTGAGCAATCTGGAACTGGAGGGGAGAGTATCGGCCAGCGGGCTGCTTGAACTCAAGGGCACCAATCTGGTTGACCACCTGGGCCATACGACCGACATAAGCTTTGCTGTCTACCATGCCGCGAAGCTTGGAGACTTCTTGCTGCAACAGCATCTCGAAGGTGGTGTTAAACTGCACCGTCTCCATGCTGGTTTCAAAAGGGGCGAGAGTTGCCACGGAGGGCTCCTGTCACAAGGGTTAAGGCCAATAGAGTAACTGCTCTACAGCCGTATCCTTGCGGGGGCCGGTCGGGCGGGTAGGGTGCGGGGGGCCGCTTCACACGTATCCCCATTCGGTCGGGCGCGCGGCCCACATGGTCGCCACCGGTGCCCTGTAGGGGGCCTAAAGGCGGGGATACATGCGAAGCCCGAGGGCGGGAAGCGCGCATTACACGACGCCCTATACGCCCGACCGAATAGATAGATTACGCTATGGTAGGCTTGGTGTCAACTAGGAGAGATAACGATTTTTACCGATGTCGCGTTCTGCACTGTGACCACCAGTTGCCCAAGCGGGAAAGCCACCCCTCGCCGGCTATTGTTGGTCCAGGAATACGCGGGGCCATTGATCGTGCCAATGGTGATCTTCGACCCTTGGTTCCACCGAGCAGACACAGAGACCTTGTAAGCCCCCGCTGCGATCGGTTCATCGGTCACTATCGTCCCTAGCAGCAAACCCTGCATGATGAAATTGGAAACCCCATCAGGCGGGGGTGGCACCGGAGCCTTGCCTACTAGGGCAGTGGCGGTCAGGATGAAGGCTGGGAACGTAGCAGCCAGAGCCGCGGTAACGACAGAGAGAACCTGGGCCGTACCCACCAGGGTAAAGCTGGGGATAGTGGCGGCGAGGCTGCCGGCTGAGATTACCCCGGCTGTTCCTACCAGGGTGAAGGCAGGCATAGTGGCAGCGAGTGTGCCGCTGACTACTCCACCAGATACCGTAGCCGTGCCAGCCAGGGTAAGATCAGCGATCGTCTTAGCTAGGGTCGCGGCAGTGATAATTGTCCCGGTGCCAGCCAGCGTGAAGTTGGGCATCGTGACGGCGAGAGTGGCACCAACAGGAACCGTGGCTGTGCCAGATAACGTGAAAGCCGGCATCGTCTTAGCGAGGGTGGCCGCGATCGGAACGGTAGCGGTGCCAACCAAGGTAAGGTCTGGCATCGTAACCGCGAGGGAAGCGGTAGCAGCAGACCCACCAGCGGATATAGCAATAATGCCAGAGATGCCCCCGTTGTTAGCAGAGCCGCCATCAAACGTGCTTGTAATCGCAGAAGAACCGCTATCGAGGTAATATGCGGAAGCGATATGAGGAAGAGTAACGCTTGCTTCCCCGATTGTGAATGGGCTATCAACAGCTAGGGATATAGGGTAATTATTAGATTGCGCATAAGCGATTAATAATTCACCAGAGCTCGATGGGGTTATATTCCCTGGGGTAAAAAATTCTCCCGAGGATGCGTCATTTGCTTGATTGCCGGTGTCATAAACGGCTGTAGAGGTTCCGGTAAATTCCTCTGCGGAGAGTTGGGTAATCCCCGCCCCCGCAGAACTCATAGAGAATGTCGTTGGGCCGTTCGTACAATTTAGGAGGTAATAAATGGCAAAGATCGCGCCAGTAGCATAGTTCATTACCTCCCCAGCGGAATAGGAGTTTCCTTGATTGTCTGAAACCACTGGTGCTGCACCAGTAGTAGCAGCGCATAAAATGACTATGTTGCCATTTGTTATCGCAGAAAGAGTTGTAGAAACAGGCCCCCCACTACCGTTTACATTGACGGAGCCCTGTATCCTCGCACCAAAAGCCACGGTTTACGCACCAGGCGCGGTGATCGTGAAGCCAGTAATGTCGATCGTCTGCCCATTGGTGATCGTTCCGTTGAAGGACAGGTCGCCCGAGCTAATGCCAGCGGTGCCCTGAATATGCGTGGTGCCGCCACTGGTTTCCAGGCGAAAGTACCCAGGCGTAGCAGCGGAGCCACCAGACGCGGTGCCGGCGATAGTCAGGCCCGATAGGGTCATTGTCTCAGCGGTAGCCTGAGCAAATGGTTCCGTCGAGCTTTCCGGGGTGCCGAGGGCGATCGTCGCCAGGAGGTTCCCGGTTGCCGAAGCCGCACACGTGGCCGGGACACCAGCCGAGTTGTCATAGACCAGAAGGTTGGAGCCTGAGCCGAGCAGCGCATTGACGATGTTCGCGCCCGATGAACTGTTGTTCAGCATGTAATTGCGGTAGGTGGTAGAGAACTGGAGAGCCATCAGACAGCTTTCAAATAGAGGGCCGCTTCCTGTTTGCGGCGGTTGAGGAGGCCGGGAACCGTGCATAGGCACCCGTCGATATGGGCTTTATCCCACAAGAGGAAGGCAGCTTGGGCACCATACCAATCAGCCGCCAGGTGCTTTTTCAGAACCGAGGAGCCAAGGAAAGCGTTGACCCCAATGTTATAGGCCAAGCTCACCATCGCATCAAACCCGTTCTGATTGGTTTGGGTCTGGACATTGGTGTAGAAGTCCACTGCCCTGGCAAAGCGAGCCGTGTCCATCAGCAGGAGTGACATAGCCTGATCTTGGGTGATATGATCGCCTGGGTTCACGTCTCCTGTATGGCCGCAGCCAATCGTCCAGACACCAGCCACGTCCTGATAGGCTACAAGCTTGGTGCCCTCAAGGCTGGCGATAAACGTAGCTCCTGCGGTGGACAGTTTCATTAACCTACCTCACAAATTCCGTCGAGAGAAGTACCAGGGTGAACAAAGGTGCCATCGCGGCGCACTGAGACCCGCGTGATGTGCGTTACTTTATCACTAAGGTCGAAGTCGCACCAGAGTTTATATCCCCCCAGGCCGCGAGCTTTGCGGGAAAATGATCGGTCTGAGCCTACGAAATCCTCCAACTTCTTCCCATACAGGTTGGGGAACCAAGGGAATGGAAGTTTCCGAAACACATCTGTACGGACAAGCATAAGGCCGCTGGGGAGCCATTCCACTTCCTGGCACCCATGATCGAGTTCGTCTTGGTTCCCATTCAAGCTGCACGGTGGCATAAGGCCCCAGGGGGTTTGTCGCATCCGATATTGGCATCCCACGATGTCCTTCTTCCTGGCGATGAGGCGATCGAGACTATCGGATGGAAACTCGTGGTCGCTATCGACGAACAAGATTGCGTCCATGCCGAGGCTAAGAGCGTTCCCAACAATCCCGTTGTGATTACGATCAATGTATCCATCCTGAGCAAATGAGACCGCTGCCAGTTTGCTGGTACTGACAAGCCCTAGAATTGCTAGTGCGGTCTGCGGGATAATGTTCTCACCCATTGGGCAGCCGAGGAAGACCTTCATATCCCGTACCTGAGGTACGAGTAAGTTATAGTCATGCGCGCCTCACTGCAAAGTTGGCTTCTCTAAATCGGAACGGGGTGCGGGCTTCTTCGGGGTCGTTGAGCAGATTACACACGTCCTGATCGTCAGTGCCCGAGTTGATGAAGGTGGTCGAGCGGATCACCATCTCCCTAAAGTTCTTAGGCGTCGGCTTGCCGCTCGGCATCACAAGGCTATCCTTGTAGACCAGGTTAATCTCGGCTGCGATCCGCGCCCAATTCGAGGTAGTGAGGAACACCCTGGTTTTGACAGGGTGCACCAAGTCAGCGATCAGCCTAAGCTTTTCGACATTGACCTTCATTTACGGGCCTTCTTCTCATCGAGGGAAAGCTGAACCTGCATGGTCATAAGCTTGGTCAACTCGGCAATCTGCTGCGAGAGAACCGACAGGTCGCTGGTGGTCTGCTGAGCTTCTTTCGACTTCGGCTTGCCGCCGCCCTTAGTCCAACCCTGGCTGTCGGCGAAATAGAGAACGTCAGTGTACTTCGCGTACACGCCGTCGTCTGGTTCTTGAACGTAGGGAACACGACGAACACGCTCTACCTTGGTTTTGTTACCGTGGGTGTCGTATCCATCAACCCAATACCGTTCATTACGATTAGAGTTTTTTGTCATGGGAAGAATTGGCTTTCCAGGTGTAGGGCTGTCTTTGTCCTCCGTGGGCGTAGAATTATATGATACGCGTTGCCCCATAGCATTGGCATGGACTAACGGCCAAACATCCCTGATATCCAAGCCGTAGTATTTTGCTATGTCATTGGCATGAACAATAGCAGTCGGCTCTTCGAGTTTGTTCCCTTCAATGATTTCAAGAGAACCACTCTGCATGCTTGACAAATCCTGCATGGAGGTAACGACGAGAACACGCATCCCGTCTCTGTCTTCAACTGTGTGCATGGTCTCTACCTACGAAGATGATTGGGATTGGACGCGATCAATCGGTCAAGTTCAGCAATCTTCACCCGCTGAGGGCTCCGATCGCCATCATTAATCCACTTGTTGACAAAGACCTTATCACGCATCAAGTCGGCCTTCTCAGCCAACGCCTGCTCATAGGTCATGGCCGGAGCGATCGTGGTGCTGTCCCCGGTGTGGAACTTGGCTTCGCCCATGCGGGCATCGAGGTTGCGGAACATCTCCATGACAACGGAATATCCCGCCGTGCTCTCAAGTGCCGTCACGGCCTCTGGAGTGATCCCTGGGATGGTGGAAGCTGCTCTTTGGGCCGCGAGTAGGTTCACATCGTAATTAGGCCCCCACGAGGCCCGTAGCTTCTCCAGTTCAAGGTTCTTCGCCACGGTTGCAGCAGCGGCGTTGGCTTCGGCCCTGGAGCCTTCGTAGGCCACGAACTTCTGCATGAACGCATCCGCCTTGTCGGCAGGGATGCGAAGCTCAAAAGCGGCTGCGCGGGCCGTCTCAACCAGCTTCGGGTCGAGCTTGTCCTGGCCGGTGAACTGGTATTCCTCAGCCTTTTCCTTCGCCCCGAGCTTGCCCCAAAATGCCTTCTGAGCCTCGGCATCGTCAGCCTTTGGCATACGCAGGAGTTCGTCCTTGGGGATGCCAATCAGCTTCTCAGCGCCCTTCCAAGCCTTGGTAAGCTCGATGGCGGCTTCGGCTGGGCCTAGCTTCTCCCAACCCTTATTCTGCACATGCCCTTGGTGCTCAGCGTCAAGTGCGGACCACCACGGCTTTTCCTCGACGATTGGGGTATCACCATCAGCCATTGGCGATCACCATACGGTTCGCAGCCTGGACAAACTCATTCCAACGCGGATGAGTACCGAAGTAGTCGGCGGCGAGGTTCTGCAACCCCTCCAG